GAAGATTATGAGATGAAGAAGAGACAGATGATGAACGACCGCTGGGAGGTGCCGGGTAAGATCGAACAGATAAGCGAGTATCTAGAAGAGGAAGAGAATCTTACTCCAAACGAGATCAATCTGGATCCATCCGCGGAGACCGAGATCTACATATCCCAGCAGGAAGCAAGAGCTCGCGGCCATGATACCAAGTACACAGTTCACTTTCTTGCCTACGACCCTGACGAACAGCCGGAGAACGGAGTGCTTGACGCTCAGTTTATGATAGAAGGCTCGTGGTACGACGAAGACCCATCGAATATGAACCTAGAAGATGTGTTTGACTACGATTAGTCTTCCTCATTAAGGTTGCCGTCCGGTTCGGCACGGCCGAGTTCTTTCTTGACTTCTACCTTGAAAGTTTCTTTGCCACAGTAGAAACAGTCGTCCTCACACTTGTCGAAAGGATTCTCATATTCTGTGCCTTCTTCCTCGGCGTGTCTGACAGCCTGTGCGACCGCCTTCATGTTCTCGACCGTTTTGTCGAAGAGCTCTTGGTCGAAGTCGAAGGTATGTCTTATCATCTTTTCGTCCTCAGGGAATCTTCCGTCTCGCGTGACGTATTCTAGCTGTCCTGTTTCGACGTCGTCCAGACCGTAGATGTACATGTTGACCTGACGTTTGTCCTTGTCCTTTGGTGCGTCTGTTACGTAGTATGTGTTGCCTGTGAACTTGTGGTCATAGACATTGCCCTCGTCATCAACCGCGTCGGCCTCTCCGTAGACGTAAAGATCGAAGTCTGCCTCTGTCTCGATCCTGACGCGGACTCTCGTCTCTGTGCGTAGAGCTCTATCATCTATGAGCTCCGGCAGGTTGTGTTCCAGCCAGAAGTGGTTGCGGGTCCCGGCGTGAAGTATACCCTTGATATCTCTGGGCATCGTGGTAAGAGAGAACTTACGGTTATACATCTGGCGCTTGCAGTATCCGGTCATCGAGGGAGAAAACTGGTTGTATGGTTTTGGAGTGCGGCCGTAGTCTGGTTCGATTACCTTTTCCTCGACGATCTTGTTCAGAAACAGAGGATCCTTACCCACTCTTGAACAACTCCCTTGACTGTTTGTAAGCTTTCTCGAAGAGAGTGCGTTTGAGCTCCAGTAATTTGACGGTCTCTTTGTCCTTTTCTCTGACCATCGCCTCCATTCTGTCAAAGCGAGTGTTGGTTCTGAGCTTGAGAAGTCTGAGTCTTCCTACCTCTGTGATTTCCCACTTGAGGTCGCCGTCGACACTCTCAGGGATCCGTTTGATAAGATTCTGTGACTCAAGACCGCGTACCTCCGCCTGTATTCGCTTGGGTTTACAATTATACTTGTCGCCGATTTCTTTTAGCGTGAGAGAAGGGTTCAGCGCCAGAACCTGAAATACTGACTCCTGATTTGCCGTGAGGTCACCCGTGACTCTGTCTTCCACCAAATCCATGGATGATAACAAGTAAAGCACCCTTAAATAAGTGTTGACGCAATACCGACAGCACATGCTGCACGGACTACAGGAGATCGAGACACGCTGATATACTGCAGAAGGTATGCTGCAAACGCCCTGACAGAATTGCCCATGTATCCGAGTGACTCGGGAGTTATGCCGGACTCGCGGATGTCTCGCGAAGTATCTATGCCGTGATCGCCGAATACTTCTTTTTTGACGCGGTCGAAGCTGGAGGTCGAAATGCCGTAAAAGTCTAGGGCTTCTGTTGCGTTTTTGAAGTCTCTGCGGTCGTGCCAGAATACGATGAAGTCCTGTGCCGAGAAGAACTGTTTCTGGAGATCAAGTCTGTCCCGGAGCCCGCGGACCACGAAGAGAAAGTCGGAGGTGCCGCCCTGATAGAACATGCCAGGAGACAGAGGTACATCGTGGTTTTGGCGCAGATCTAGGTAAAGAGAAGCTGCGTGCAGTACCTGATCGCCGCCGCGGTTTGCCGCCAGACGGCCCATGTTCGCAATGTCGAGTCCTGCCTCGTCGCGAGATATCTCAAGATTTGCCCACATGAGGGAAGGCTTGTCGGCGAAAACATATAAACTTACGGCGTGAAAAATACGGGAACTTGAGAGGTGACGGATGGGGAACTGCGAGTTTCCTTACGGCACCAAAAATGTGATATCCTGACACAGATTTTCGCAGGTGCACTGCTGCTGTCTGACTCTGCGGATCTGCGAATATATTGTTATATACTATTTTGTATATACCAACATAAAAGGTTATTTAAAAGTTAAATACATAGTATATGTATGGTCGATACAATGACCGAACAAAACAACAACCCATACGTTATCTGGATATGTCCCACTTGTGGCAATCCCGAGAACGTGCCGACCGATTCAGAAAGTCAAGGTAAAACCGTAACAAAAGAACTAGAAGTCGAATGTGAATATTGCCGAATTGACGGCAAACTTGAGCTTGAGGTGTGATTTATGGAACAACAGGAAAAGGAATACACCAAATTGACAACCAAAGTTAAGAGGGGTTCAGGGACACGTGATCAGGACACAACAAAGATCACAACCCGACATCCAGACCCATCAGAGGCGGTCACTCGACACCGTCAAGCGGTCAAAACACTTCAGGAATTTGCTTCAGAGGGGCGGGATGTTTCCCCATGAGCATCTCCTTTTTACGTGAAAAATCCAAAGAAGCACCCAATAAGAAAATCTACTTTGGGGGTGGTTCATGATGGATTTACAGCGACTTATAGCTATGGATATTGCGGAACTGGATGTCCTCCATACTTTTGGAGGTGATGCCATTCATGAACTCTGATTTATTCAGATCCTTATCTGAAGGGGGGCGGCCCCCTTCATTTCTCAACCCCACAAATCCAAAACAGTATTCAGGAGGTGATATATCATGAGTCTACCAGCAAATTTCGATGAGGACGAAATCCGACTTGATGAGGATGAATATTGTCGGACATGTGACTGTAAACCATGTGAATGTGAAAAGCTGAATAATGAGGAGTGGAGGGACATTTAACCCCCTCTTTTCCTTATACATATACTTATAAGGTTTGGCTACATAGTATGTGTATGGTGACAACCATGAACCACGATTTGGATTATGACTACGTGAAGCAACAAGTAGAATCACACTTGAACATCGATATAAGAGACAAAGATCATGTGGCATTTGACCATCATGGAGATTCAACTGCCGATGTTCACGTGAAAAAATCTGGCAACCGTAACCATTCAGAGATATTTTACAATGTCCGTGTATGTGAAGTTTGCGGTCATAGTCAATGTCTGAACTATGAAGCATATGCCCGACATTCTCCAGTTGAGGCTAAAAGCCTTCTCCAGGATCTGAGACGAGACGAGGCTGAGGAATATATCGACTTAGGAACAATGCCAAAGTCTGATAAGAGGCTGAAAGCTATCATCGAGGACAAACATCTCAACTGGAATAAAGCTGAATGTGACAGGAGACATCCAGAGGGGTGATAGAATGATAATTCAACGTTACTGTGAGAATTGTGGGCGGACAGAAGGGCTGACAGATAGAGATCTGAAACACCACGAGATTGTACAGAAGCCACACGATGAGTTATGTGGTAGATGTGCCGATGACGGGATAGATAACAGAGACCAACCCCTCTGATTTTTTCTTTTTCTATTATACATTCTTTTATAAGGTTTAAGGTGTATACATATAATACCAATGAAACTGACCGAACAACTTATTGACGAGATGGGAGCAGATACCCGACTAGATCAGACGTGTGCCATTTGTAACGAGACATTCAAAACTGATACGGGCTTCAAGTTTCATATGAGAAATTCACATCCCGAGGAAGCTCAAAACAGAGGGCCGGTACTATGAGTCTGGAAGACAACCCGTACGAGAAAGCGGACGATCCATTCGAGAAAATCCATGAGGATCTGAAACAGACCATGGATATGTATTTCCAGGATGGAGGAATTTCGAGGCCGGGATTTGCTGAGGCCCTTCTTACAATCGCTCAGGAGTATGAGGAGTTTGCCCGACATACAAAATAATTTCCTTTTCTTTTCTTATAGATACCTTTATAAGGTTTCTTATCACTAACTATAATACCGATGGATACACAAACGGTTACCTCTGAGGAAGAGGAATGGACGGAATTTGAAGCAAAACTTAAAACCGACTGGCATGATGAGGACGGAGTGAATCAGATCCACCTAGATGGAGAAATGGATTTTAGAGCCGACCTATCGATGGACGAGATCTATGAGACCCTACATGAACGAGCCAAACAGATTGGAGGTCTAGTCTCCAAATCGAATGATGGGCGCATGGTTACCGTCTCAACTCAGCATGGAGCCTTGAAGTTCCGACTTATCGGATCAAACAAGGACGAGCCACTGAGCAAGATTATCAGCCATGACCAGACCACTGGAGAAAGTCGCATAAGATCTATGGAGGATCTCCAGGATCAGGGCGAAGCCGCTGAGGAGTTCAAGGAGAAGCTAGAGGAAGCCATTGACGAGGGCGATATTGAGATATCCATTGAGGAGAACCCCTGATTTTTCCTTTCCTTTTTTCTTATACACATGTTTATAAGCCTTGCCTTCTGTTAGTATAATACACATGAAACGAGATCTGATCGACGACCTAGATATTGTATTGGACGACTTCAAAAATGACGTAACGGATGAAGACCAAGCTATAAACGACATTCTGTCTGTCCTAGAAAACCATGGAGTGGAGGTCGAGTAAAATGGAGCTTGAACACGACGAGCCACTGACAGACCGCCTGCTGGATCTTGAAGCGGGCGACGGACTCCACTATGGTCTCTTGGAGGAACTGGAGAGCTCCGACGTAGACGTAAGAGTGGATGACCATTACCATGACTCGCAGGGATTTATCGAGACGTGGAGAATCGGAGACAACGCCAAGATAGTTGTGGACTCTCTGAGGGGTCAGCCTATGGTCAGGAGAACTAGGGGCTTAGTTAAGGAACTCGCCCACAGATAACCCTTTCTTTTTCTTCTTATAAACATACTTATAAGGTTTCGGTTGTATAAATATAATACCGATGACCGACATTAACCAAAGGTTGGCTGACGTTGTAGACGCTGAAATCGAAAATCTGAAAGACTTGGATGTCCCACACGAGAGGAAGCTTGGTGTCCTGGACGTAGTATATACCGTAGGAGCTGATAAGAGCATAAGAGAGATAACGCTTACGACTGCCACAGGTGGACCGCACGTTGAAATCGACCTGATGAGCGGAAGCATAAACGCACACTGGGGAAGCGAGGACCACTACAGGACCATAGATGATGAGGACGCACAGGAATCTCTGGACATCCTGATTGAGAGATACAAGGCGGTATTCAACGCCTGAAATCCTTTTTTCTTTTTCTTATACATATACTTATAAGGTTTGCTATCACTATGTATAATACCGATGACAAAGCGAATTATGGCCGGAAACGGTTTGGAAGAGCTTGAAGGTTACGATCTCGAAGAAGGCAAAACCTACTACATAGGCGCCTCGGACTCTCCAGATCTGATTTACATTGAGAGCCTGGAGAAAAACCGAGTATTTTACAGAACGAGACCTTACACCGAGGAGAAGCTTATGTCCGAGAAAAGAGACATCGCTGAGGATTTGATAAAGAGAGGTTGCGAGACCATGGAGGAAAAGGGCCGAGACAAGTTTGTTAATCGAGATACGGACCTAGACGAAATCCAGTAACTTTTCTTTCTTTTCTTTATCATTTACTTTATAAGGTTTCTTATCACTATAATAACTATGGTTATGACAACCTATGACCTACACAGCCCAGATGGACAACACGAGAAAAGCGGAACAATCAGGACCGAGGCGAGCTTTGAGACGGTGAGAGAAGCTAGAGATTCTGTAAAAGCTGATAGTGGCGAGATATATCACTTGGTCCAGTTTCTGAACAAGAGAGGTTTCGAGACCGAGGCAGTCGACACAAAAAAGATTTTTTTCTGATTTTTCTTTTCTTATACACATACTTATAAGAGTTGTTCCGTATAAATATAATACCGATGACACGAGAACGAAACTACTTCAAGGGATCCAAGGACTCCAGAAAATCCGCTTTCCAGAAAGAGGGCAGCTCCATCGTATGGGTGGAGGACGGTTCGAAGAACTCGGGAGTCAAGCAACAGATGAGCTTCGACGAGGATTTTATTCTGGACCTTGCCGAGAAGATCAGGAACTGACCCCTTCTCCTTTTCTTTATAATATTTACTATACATATCATATATACCATGACTAGCAAGAAGAAAAAGACTGTTACAATCGAAGAACACCACTACGAGTTTCTAGATAAAACCAACATCAACGCGTCGAAGGTCCTGAGAGAGGCAGTGAATCATCTCAGATCTCAGATGACTCATGAGGAAGAGGAGCTACTGAGGAAGGCAGCGAATCCAGGACCCGAGCAATTCGAGGGTATGGAGGTAAGGGAGTAAGCTTTACCTTTATAACTCTTGTTATACATATCATACATAGGGTGACACCACTTGACAACAAAACTACTTTGGCAAAACAAAGGCGAAGTTGAGCTTCTAGAAGACTACGATAACGACTACTTCAAAATCAGAGATGCCTTCGGTAACGAGGTTATGGTTCACAGAAAAGAGGTCGAATACATTGACTCTTGAGGAAAAGTTCTCCCGACTTGATGGGGCAGAGGTAACCGGATCTGATCCGGTAACCTTTACCATCGAGAACATCGATCCTGAGAGCGACGCGATGGTATTCAAGAACTTGAGAATGAACTACACCTTCGAGGTCGAGAGAGTGGATATCAACGACGACGGGAATCTTGAAGCGGTGATCAGAGAATGAGATACGCAATCTGGAATACCCATCAGGGCAAGTTTCTTGGTCCTATGGACCACTCGACTCCCGACACATTCACCGATAAGGAGAATCTATTCGAGTTCTTTCAGGATCAGGTCGATACCCATGACCTAGACGATATCGCGCACCTCAGAGTGGTCAGGGTCGAGATCGCGGACGACGTGGACGAGGAGGCCGCGGAGGTGGTCCAAGTTGAGTAAACATCCCATCATCGAGAACATGGACTCACAGGTCGACTCAGCTTATTCTCACACCTGTAAGTTCTGCCAGGAGGAGTTTAACTCCGAGAGGATGTTCAGGCTTCATCAGAAGAGGGAGCATGACGAGAATCTCCCCTTCATTTAGTTTTTCTCCTTCTTATACATTCTTTTATAAGGTTTACCTTCTATAAGTATAATACCGATGGTTGCTATACCAGAAGATATGCTTCCCGAAGGCTTCTCCAATCACATGGGGATGCCGATGTGCCCTTGCGGTAACATAACGGAAGTGGACGGAGAATTTCCATGCGAACACGAAAACCCAGTAAAGAAACTACTAGCAGGTGCTATATAATGAGACCTATAGATGAAGCGATGGAAGAAGCGGCAGAACATCTAGGTGAGGCTGCCGACTGCCTTCAGGACGCAGGAGATACTCAGGCACTAATCAAGGTCGAGGAAGTACTCGCGGAGGTGGAACCATGAGTGGATGGAAGACCGCACGATTCCACGTCGGGGACGACGTAGATGGCAAAATCGAGAGCTACTGTGAAGCTAACGAGTACGCTAGTAAACGTGGACTCAACGGAATAGTCATCCGAGGATACGACGCCAAGATTAAAGAAGCGGTCAGGAAGATTATTCCAGGCGAGGAAGGTAAAGTACTTATCGTCGAGGCGAACGATACCTCCGACTCTGGAGATGCTTTCCTGTATGAGATCACCGAGGACTACGAGCTTGAACACGTCGAGACCAAGCGAGGCTACGAGGGGGCGCGAGGTTACGACGCTATAGGCTACATGAGGGACGAGTACGACGTGGACGCGCCTGCTGGTCCATAACCTTTTTTCTTCTTATACACATACTTATAAGTCTTGTTCTGTATAAATATAATACCGATGTTACAGACGAAAAAAATTGAAGTACCAGACCTAGTACTCAACCACGAGGAAAAGGACGTAACCGTAAAACTCTACAGAGAACAGGATCCCGAGGACCCACTATGTTGGCCGTCCCTAGTTACACTGGACCTAGACCATTCACGTTATGACCTAGGAGACCGTAATATCGAGAAGGAAGGTAAGACAGTCATGAAGGCTATGCCAGTGTACCTGTACGACCATTCAGGTATAACTATCAGTACTGAGCCTTTCCAGTCACGTTGGGACTCCTCCAAGATTGGAACAGCCTATGTCTTCGAGGAGGACGTCGAGGACCGAGGTGTCAAGGAAGAGCACCGTACCAAGGAACGTGCGAAGCAATGGATCGAGGACCGCGTCGAACAGTACGATAACTACCTTCGAGGTGAGATATACAGATTCGAGCTATACGAGGATGGAGAACGGACAGACTCCTGTGGTGGCTTTCATGACTGTGGATACATGGGACGTAACGAGATCCTATGGGACCACATAGGCTATGAGAGAGAGGACTTCGAGGTGATTGATTAATGTCTTACCGCGTCCAGTTTACCCAGACCCTCTTGGTTGAAGAGGACTCCGAGGACGAGGCAGTCAGTACTGCAAAGAACGTTCTGTTCGACCACTTGGGGCGCAAGGTCCTCAAGGAAGAGGACTTCGAGGTGCTAGGTGAAGAATGAGACCGCGTTGCGAGAAGTGTCAGATCCGCTTTCTCCACCACTCCAATCTGGTGTATCACTGGAAACAGGAACACCAGTAACTTTCCCTTTCTTTTATAAGATTTCTTATACATAACTATACTACCGATGACACGATTTATATTGACCGCATACGAGCCTGTATATCAACATTCGGAATACAGAGTGACTACGAACCGCGAACCCGAGAAAATTCATTCAGAGGTTGATTCTCACATAGGGTCTCTGGACGGACAGTTCCACGTACGGGATACCGAGCTACAGATAAGCTACCGCGTCGTGGATTTCCAGGCAGGTCTGGACCTGATAAACGCTCTGAAGGACGACGTCATAGATAAAGAGCCTGAGGACGTAAGAGATAGTGAGTACGTCGAGGCATAATCTCTTTTTTCTTTCTTATACACACCTTTATAAGATTTCTTACCACTTACTATAATACCGATGACAGAATTACGAGAACAGGTTGTATTTGGACGGTCAATCGACTGGGAAGAAGAATCAGTCGGTGGAGTCGTACGCTTCAAAGATTTAAAAACTGAGGATGCAAAACGTCTGATGAAAGCCGGAGAGATTGACCCGGAAGGTCGACAGAACAACTCACCGATGGCGAGTGAGTTTATCAAGTTCATGGACTCTGTTGACGACCACGATATTCGTGCGATAGGGTATATGGTCGCACCGGACAGGAGCGATTCCAGGATTACGATCGAGGGCTTGAGAGTCGATGAGTCAATATCCAGAGATCTGATGCTCAGGTTTACCAACAAGTTCAGAATGGCTGATGAGTTCACGGTAGAGGAAGACTACCTGAGGTGCTGGTATGACTGAGGTATACTGGGTGAAATCCCCGGATCTGCCTGAGAATACTATCAGGTCTTACACTGCCGACGACATAGAGCACCTAGAAGATAAGCTCAGGGACGACGGGCTCGACTGTTACGACCTAGTACATCAGTAATTCCTTTCTTCTTTCTTATACACATAGTTATAAGGTTTTCTGGCTATAAATATAATACCGATGAGCTATTTTGACCTAACACCGGATACGTACACACCAAAAGAACTTGCAGACGAAATCAACATAAACGTCGACGAGGACCGGGGGAGATATGATACACTCACCAGTATAGTAATCGCTCTTGAAGACGTACAGTACCTGAGCGGAGACGACGATGTTAAGTGGGAGGTGATAGCCAGACTTACCGAGGCACTTAACGACCTTGAACCGGATATGGACGTGGAGGTAACAGACCGGAAAGTCAAGGTCTACCACTGATTTTTTCTTCTTATACACATGTTTATAAGTCTTGGGTTCTATAAGTATAATACCGATGGAAGAACTACAACGAGATCTAGCGGAGAAGTTAACTCTGTTTATGGAGGAAAATCAGCAATTTCACATCTCTAGGGAGTACACATCCGACGACGGCCTGACCCTGCAGGTACTTGTAGACTTTGGCATTGAGGACCGGGACGATGGTATGGCTTACCCTGCTGACGTGTTCGCGCGGTTCCAGGATAACATGGAGTACCTGCACGATCAGGGGATCCTTGAGGAAGGAGACAGGATAGAGGATATAAACAACGATGAGCTGAGAGATCTAATAGGAAATCACGAGCTCTTTACGGAGTTGAGGTCCGACCTGATTCGTGCGGTCAGACAGGTATTTGATATACCTAGGTCCACTAAGTTGGGTGTTCCGGCCCAGATGTCAGACGTCGATATAGACGGACGCGTTGACATACACTACGGAATATGGAATACAAGGGACGGGGTCGAGAGCCCCTGATTTTCTTCTTATCAATTCATTTATAAGGTTTCTTATACATAACTATAATACCGATGGGACAGTACTATACGATAGCTAACCTTGACGCGAAAGAGTACGTAAAACCTAGAAAACTTGGATCAGGACTTAAGCTCTGGGAGATCAGTATGACAAATGTTCCTCAGATCCTGCCTTACCTACTGAGAGAGACAGATAGTTCAGGTGGTGGCGACCCGAGAGTCAGACTTGAGAGAGACCCCGACATGGATGTAGAAGAACAGCTTGAGATCGAGAGACGGCGCACAGCAGAAGTTTACTCCATGATGGGTAACTGGGCAGGAGATAGAGTTGTGTTCCTAGGCGATTATACAGAAAGGGAATCTGAGGAATACGGGAACCTATACCAAGAGGTCCAGCAGAGCGAGGAATGGACGGACGTTTCCCGGACCGTGGCTAAAGAGGTCGCAGACTTTATCGACCACGAGGACAAGAACCCGGAAGTGCCTAAGGACCCACAGGAGTGCGACCACGAGGATCCTATGATTACCAGATACAGCGACGAGGAAACATACGGGGACTTCTACTGTAGGGAATGTCATATGTCAAAAGAGCTAGAGACGGAAGAAGAACTAGGTGAAATCCGCGCCTAAATTTTTTTTCTTTCTATTTCTACATATATAAAAGTTGAGTGTTATGTATTTTGATTAGGGATCCGGTGTTAACCGTACGTGTCTTATGTACAAGTATATAAAGGTTGTTATACAATACTTCAATACCGATGGAAACACAACAAAAACAGGATGTTCCAGACACAACAGACGTACTGGAATCTATGCTGAAAACCAACACCGGACGTCACCCACTCGACTCCGGTTCACACTATGGACGCAACTTTGAAGAAAATCAGAAAATAAAAGATCTAGAAGATGCACCTGTCTCGACCCATGACATCAGGAACTACGATGACGAAATAGAATTGATTAGTTATGTATCGACGTATCATTTCCTGAAATACCGCGTCGATTATGATTCTGAAGCCCATGAGCTACAGCAACAGTTCGAGGACTACTGTGATAATCTGGATGCTCTAGAGGGTGAATCATGGTTAAGCTGCATGGAAATGCTCTTTGGGGGCGCGACCGTCAACACCTACAACCATGAGCACATAGTCGATCAGGTCCTGCAGTTCTCTGGTTTCTCACTCGAACACGTGGGGTATGTATCTGATCGAGACCCGAGGCCCGAGGACCATGAGTTCGTACTCGGTGAACGTATAGTTCAGGCCGTCGAGGATATACATGGAGACTTTGTAGCTCTACAGATACACAATGGGTGCGACGTACGTGGGGGATACACATCTCCGACCGTATTCCGTGCGACCCATGGACTTGATTACCTGATTATGTCTCCAGGAACCGACGTATCATGTACTGAGTGCGGATGGGTCGCTGCTCAACGTGATGGCTATCATAAAGAGGGTGCATGGGACGAACTCGAATACCGTGAGGAACCGGATCTGATCTTCCATACGGAATGTGGGTCCGAATGTACGGTAAGGTCGATGGTACAAATATAGGCACATTCCCTCTTCCATTCTTATTTTGAATACCTATTCGGTGAGACACACACACAACGGTAAAGTTCCCATATTAAATACCTTTCCGTGGCAGACTGTTATGAGTACTAAGTGAAAAGGCAAATTCAATTGAGATCTGAAGGTCCATTCGGTGAGACACACACACAGTGCCAACTTTCCCACTTTATAAACCTATCAAGCAAGATCTAATTCAATCGAGTAGTAGAATAGAGAGCTAAGGTACCTGAGAATACTAATAAGGCGGCCATTAGTTACCAAAGGGGTAACTAACTAACGGGGTATACTCGGGGTTAACCGGACCACGCCGTGGACCATACTACAACTATTACTCACGCTCGTTTATAAGTATTAATGTGACTGGAAAACTGGAAGCAACATGGAGATCATGCGCACCCTTATAAGCTTTAGTATACAATATCTTATTACAATGGAACGAACTACACTTGCGGTCCCTGTCAAGTTCAGGGAGATGCTCAACGAAAACTACGACGGCGAAAACGATCTAGAACGACTCAAGCTCTGGGCCAATGAATACGAGGTAAGCGAAGAACACGGTGACGTGCCCGACCAGATGATGATAAAGGTGGAGAACATGATCGAGAAAGAGGCCTAGGGATGAGCTCTCTCTCGGAATATGCCGAGTACGAACACGTTCTTAGTGAGAAGGACGTCATAGAACTTTACTCAGCCTGTGAGAGGGGCGACATTGAACTGACAGATGAGCTATTGAGAAACCTGCAATTTGAAGCGGAAAAGATCCGAGAACAGGCATAGTCCCTCTTACTTCTTTTCAGATCTGAGGACCATAATTCTTTTCAGAGCTTCTATATATACTAAGACACAATGACAGCAGACTACTACGCGGACGGCAAGAAGATTGTAGTTAAAGCCAAGGATGGAAGAGAGTTTCACAAAGAGGCCACGGTAACAGAGCCAGATAGGAATAAGTACTACAATATTAGAGTGGGCGGCAAAGATGGCGCGGCCAAGTTCACAGATGTTGCACGATTTAACGAGGAGGAAGAGTTCCTGCTGGATGAGGTAAGATTGATCTATAACGGAGAGATGGTCGCGCTCAGAAAGGTCGAACCTGTATATGTACAACCATCGGATGATATAGAGATCACATATGAGTTTGAGCTCAAAAGAGACAGGGGAGTAATCAAGGCGATGTCTCCGGTTTCCAGTGGAAACAAAGGTTGGATCTCAAGGGTGAAGGGGGGTCTTGGGCGTCTTCTATGAGCTTTCACTTGAGCGTACTATCAGAGAGAGTTCCACATGAAATCAGGGTGAGATCTACTACTCAATCGGTCAATCTAGGGGTTGATTAGTGATCTCAGAGGAAGTTTCTCTTACAAGTTCGGTCGGTATAGCACACTTTCTGAACGCCTAGGCACACTTTCTGACCACCCGATGTAAAGTACACTTTACGTAATACTTTGTAATATGCCCTCATATGTTCCTGAGTACTCCCTCTCACTTCTGATACAGACACCTAGAACTTCAGTACTATACAGTAACGACTAATCGAGTATTACAATTTTCACTGGCTCTAAGAATAAATACCCTTTATATATTTTACTACCCCTATTATTTGTTACCTATGACCGACGACGACTCTACTTCATGTCCAAGTTGTGACGCACCAGCACCAAAAGCACAGATAGAAACTCTAGGCGAGTGTGAGAGATGTCACTATAACTCCGATCAGGAGATCACTTCCGCGAATACAGAAACCAAGAAGACCAGTGACGCTTCTATTATCGCCAAGTGGCAGAAGTAATGACACGCTGGAATCGACAGTTACGGAAACGCCTTCAGGAGGCGCATGAGGACACCGAGCACCCTGAATTGAAGAAACGCCTAGAGAGACTTAATGAGGAACTTTCAGAGACACCTCTACTTTCAGACGACGAGTTCGACGAGCTAGAGAAACGGATCAACGGCATAGTTTGTTAACGACACCATACTTATAAGTTTTCTTACTTAATTAGTACATAGGGTGACAACCTATCGAAGTTACACTAAAGGCTGAAGAACCAGTCTATCAACTTTCAGAATTTAACTCAAGCATGGAGAGAAAAGCTAAAAGAAACACAACTATGGAAGGTCTCGAACACGCCAATCGTTTTTACTGGATTGAGGCGCATGACGACTCTGAGGAAGTACTTGTCGTAAGCGACTTTATGGTTGCAGAACAGATTATGTCTAGATTCAACGAGGGCGACTTTGACTCGCTTCAGGAAGCTGCTGACATGACCGATAACGCACACATCGAGGAGGATCGCCCATGGTAGTTCATACGTGTGTCGAGTGCGGTAAAATCTATCGTGCCGGAACCGGAGAGTCTGAATGTCCACACTGTGAGACCACCCAGCAGGTGACAGATGATGAGTAAGAGATGTTGTGGCGACACAGACATCTTCCAAGACATAGACGGACAGATAAGATGTTCGTCATGCGAAAACATCATCTATGACTATGTATCAACAGGTGATATAGAATGAAGATGGTCGATTCTCACAAACTTACCTGCGAGTGTGGAGAGGAAATCGAGAACATAGACGAAGCCAAGGAACACTTCCAGTCCCGACCCGACGAGATGAGAATGAACGAACACCTAGACGGTTACAACTTCCATGGGTTCGAGTTTGTCGGGTTCGATGCCCACACTCACAGTGCCCGATGGTCGCATCAGGACCTCGATTTATGGTTCTACGCGACACCTGCCTCATGGTTCATGCCGGACGAGGAAGGTTATGTGCAGTTCCAGGTTGAGGGCGGCGGAGCCTTCAGGGAGCTTCAGGGGCAGGTCGTCCACAAGGCTTTCTTCGAGGAGACCCTGAGCTTTCAGGAATACAGGGAAATGGTAAAACACTTCATAGAGGATCACTTCCTATGAAGGAGACCTACGAGGTTATGCTGTATGAGGACCCCGATACCTACATACACTATGCCGACACCCGGGATAATGTCCCGAGATACGTGGAAGAACACGCCGAAAACGTGGAAAAGGCAGATCTGAGCTATCTGGAAGACAACTTTGTTACCGGCGACATCAGCCGTCTACTTGAGGAGTAACTCTCCTCGGCGGCTATTTCCTATGACATATCCTATTACCGAGAGTATGTACGAGTTACTTGAAATCTTCGAAAACAACAACCAAAACCTATCAGAGATCGCGGAAGAACACGACATGGACTACTCGACTCTCTCACGCACAAAAGACCTTATGAAGGACAGAGGCTGGATCAACGAGGATCCTACGTACAATTACTCTGTATACTTCAACAACGAGAGAGGTCAGAAAGTCCTGAAACTGTTGAGGGAGATGCCATGACCCAGACGTTCATGAAGACCCTCAACAACATATCCAAGGCCCTCTGGGAGAAGAGTGACGACGGCGAAATATCCGAACAGGAGATCAAAAAGACCATCAAGGTCGAGGCAGGATATACGGTCGTCGATAAGTACTGGGACGAGCTTCACGATTTCAACAGAGTCGAACAGGTCCCGGAGACCCAGACGTGGATAGTCTCGAAACCCGAGAAAGTTGGTATAGAAAAGACCAATACGGACGTCGAGAAGAGATCGAAGAAAGTCCTAGTGCCGGAAGATGTTTTACAGGCAGCGAAACAGTACGGCGTCGATTTCTCGAAAGTCTTTACGGAGGCACTGATCGAGGAAGTTTCCGACGTCAAGTCCTTTCTCGAAACCTACATGGGCGGAAAGTACAACGACACTGAGTCAAAGTACATCTTCGAGCTATTCAAGAAGGGTCTCGATACCCATGAAGGCAGAGATACAGAGAGAGCCAGGAGAGATAAGAGACGCAGAGAGCTCTACAAGGACATCTTCGAGACCAGTAAAGCCGATAGAGAACACATAGGCGAACTCAGGAAGAAGGCGGCAGAGCTTGGCCAAATACTATAAAAGACTTTGGTGATAGTAACAAGTATGGGACTCGACACGAACAAGGGGTTGTTAAAACACAACGCCGAGCAGTACGCGAAGAAGCGCAACGTAGACCCAGCTCTCATTGACTTCGAAAGCATTATTGACACAGAACTTTCTGACGGTGAGAACTGGAGAAAAATCGACAACCAAGTAAAAAAACACATGGACCCAGATGCAAAGCTGGATGAGGAAACACCTCACAAGGACGAGATCGCTGCCAAGGAGAGAGAGATTCAGGAAAAATACATAGAGGAAATAGAGAAAGATAAGAAGCTCGATCTCCACAAACAGTTCAAGGACGATATGCACGAGGAGGTACAGTCCTTTTACAGTATGTTCAACTACTACCTCAAGTCCATATGCCGCGGACATCATACTTCATTCATGGTCAACGCGGATCCTGGAATCGGTAAGTCGTATCAAACCACACAGACTCTGATCAACGAGGTCGGCGAGGACAAGTTCACCAAGTCCCCTGCCGTTGCCTCGCCGTTCCAGTTTTACAAACAGCTTTGGGAACTTGAGGAGTCACAACAGGACATTCTGGTCCTTGACGACATCGAAGGTCTGCTTCGAAGTAAGAAGGCACTCGCCATTCTGAAACAGGCGACGTGGACAGAGACCGAGGACAGATTTGTCGGTTGGAACTCTTCTCCCTCGAAGCTTCAGACCAAAAACGGGAAGGACATACCGAAGGAGTTCAAGTTCACTGGCAAACTTATCATGATATTCAACGAAGTGCCAGAGGACGACATCATCTTCGAGTCACTGCGAGATCGATGCTTCTACTATGAGCTCTCCTTTGACTATGAACAGAAGTGTCAACTTCTACGGGCTCTCGCCGACAAGGGTATGGGTTACGATGTCGATCAGGCCGATCGCGAGGAGATTGCATCGTGGCTCATCGATGTCTCGAACCCGGCGACGTCGGATCTGAACTTACGTACGTTCGAACTTGCACTCAAACACTTCAAGGGTGCGCGTGACATTCAGGACATCGATGTTACGTGGCGTGACGTCATACGTACAAACATGGACATCGACAGAAAGCTCGAAGCGGCACGTGAGGTCATCAAGGATCCTTCACTCACATCTCCTGGAGAGAGACAGGACGAGTTCAAGTCCATGACAGGACTCTCCAAGAGAACTTACAGGAACGCACGTGAAGAGCTACGTGAAAACTCACAGGAGATCAGGGAGATTCTGGACCAGTGAGTTGGAAAACTGGAAACAGTATATGGAACACGCGTTCATCAAGCAGTACTGGTCGCTCGGGGGTTCGACTCCTCCGGCTGCTATCTATGGTAACAACTACCATGCATACCATACAACTTTACGGCGAGGTAAAATCACAATGATGGATCAACCATTTTACATGGTCGAGGTATCAAGATCGGACGCGGAAAAGATGCAGACGTACATGTTCGAAAACAACCTTCAGCATTACTTCGACATGGACGAGAGAAGAGTCGAGAAGGTCGAGAGAGTACCACTGGAAAAGATCAACCACTTCACAGAGGAACACGTACAGGAACTCTTCAGAAGCCTAGAACAGGAATACGACTTCAGCTTCGAGAAGGACCACTCGGACATGAAGAAATCTGTCCAAGAGATGAGAGAGGCTATCAGAGATGCTCTGGTAAGTGAGCTCATCCAGAAGGGAGATAAGGACGACACGTTCTCAGAGGCTCTTTTGAGAGGTGTAGAAGATGCCGGTTAAAGAGGTAACAGTCGAGGATCCTGGAGACGGATATATCAAACACGAACTCGGCGACGCCAAAGTCGAGGTAATTTACCGGGCGGACGACGAACTAGAGGTGGTCTTTACAAACGGCGACCGCTATGTGTACCCGATTTCAAGAGTGGTGTACTACGTAAAATGAAAAGGAGAGTGAGAGTAAAAACAGGGGTGTCGATGCTTTCAGTCGCCTTACTTGTTGTTATCTCATTCGTACTGGGACAGGCGACATCGAACCCCGAGCTCACATTGAATCAGGCCGAGACCCCAGCATGGGAGTACATGCACGTCAACTACACGGGGAGCTTTCACTCTGGCGGATACCACTTTCACTTCAGACAGCAAGGCGAGGGCATGTTAAGAAACAACTCTGTGGGGATTACAAGAGCCAAGGACCCCAGAAATGACATATACATCAGGACAGATAGGTCCGGCAAAGCGATCATCAGGACGTGCCGACACGAGGTCCTGCACCACTACTTCCCGAACTACAAGCACCAAGATGATGTCAGCAGGTGGGACGACCCTATCTATATGTTAGAGGACAACGTCGAGTTCGCCACCTGTAAGTACATGATGCAGAAGATTCAGAGACTATCCTAGGCCGGGACAAAATACCGGCCCTCTCCACATTCTGGACACTCGAAGTGGAATAGCTCCTTACCTCTTTCGATATCGTCATCTAGGTGACGATCACCTGTTTTCTTATATACTTCTAGTACCTCTTCGATTCCCTTCCAGATACGTCTTCCCTTGATCGTGATATCGCACTTGTTTGGTCCGGTCGGTTTCATCTCCTCGGAGGTTCTCGCTTTGAACTTGGCCTTGATCTTCTCGGTCTTCTCGTCGAAGTCCATATACACATATTAGAGACCCAGACACATAAAGGTATTTAAAGCGGGAACTTTGGGCTTGTGTGTGTGTCTCACCGAATGAGTGTTCAATTCCAGAAGTTTCCACATGAAACCAAGGTAAACACAAAAAGGTATTTAAGGTGGGAAAGTTGCCGCCGTGTGTGTGTCTCACCGAATGAGTGTTCAGATTCAACCTGCATTTAAAAGGGCCCATCTTACAGAATCTGTAAACGTTTCTGAACAGTTTTCCACATAACCTTTTTGAATGACTTTTACATGACAACAGCTTACAATGGCATTAGACAGAGATAAGTTGAAGAAAGCCGGCAAAGCTGCCGGTCTCGGTGTCGTCGGAGCCGGAGTTGGGGCACTAGGATCCCAGCAGGTAGACGACGCACCATCAAAGGAGAAAGTACAAAACCTACAAGATCAGAAAGCTGACCTAGAGGAAAAGGTCGCCAATCTGGAAGAGAGACCTACCCAGGAGGACCTAGACAATAGAGTCGCGGACCTCAAGGAAGATACGGTAGCTCAGAAGGAGTATCTAGAGCTCAAAAACAAGTACGAACAGGCATACACTCAGGAAGAGGTAGACGCGCTAGTCGCAGACGCCGAAGAGAGAGAAGGACTTGTTGGCTACCTACCAGTACTGGTAGACGAGGAAGTCGAGCTCAGGAACGGCGATGTCGAGGCCAAACATGACGTACAGGCAACAGACGGCAACCTAGAACACCATGTGGTCGCAGATGACGCTGACTTTGACGAGTCAGATCTCGACAACGAGGAATACGACCAGATCAGAGCCGTTTACAGACACGACGACGGTCATCAGTATGAAGTACTTGTCAGAGCCTTCGAGGACGGAGACGACGCAGACGAGTACGAGGGAGAGCTCAGACAGGCAGTAGAGTTCGCAGACTACGACGACCAGATAGATGCAGACGCAGACGTCATAAGATCGGGCGATACAGTACTGTACCTTAAGGGCGAGGCAGACGTAGACGACTACGACACTTACAGGTACGACAAACTTGTAGGCCAGTATTAATCTGGCCCCCTTTCTATTTATCAAAACTTACTTAAAGTTGCGAGAGCTCATTGAACCATAATGCCAAAGTGGGAAGACGACAAGCAACAGCTTATTGACAACATACTCGACGAACTAAACCTCCTATCCTCTGAGACTGAAAAACTCATGCTCATTTACGAGGTCATGATGTCACTCGACAAGGAGAAAATGCCAAAGATGATGAGGTCGGCACTTGACTGGCCGGACGATGATGTCATATGAAGTATTCTCTATGTGCGAATTGCGGCCTCAGGATCGATTACACCCAGATGCGGTGTGCGATGCACAAAAACAAAGACAGAAAAACCTCAGCAGTGAAGATAGATATACCATGAACTGCGACCATGAAACATACACAGACAGGTGCAAATCATGCTTCATAAGATATCTGATGAACTTTGTGAGAGTTGGAGATGACTGAACTAAGATGTAAGGACTGCGGCGACAGAACAGAACACCTCATCTACAAACAGAACCTGTACAAATACAAGGGCGAGAGAGTCAGATCCTGTAAGAAATGCGGCAAACTCCGGACGGAAAACAACGAATATGTATCGGAGAGAGAAATGATACACCTGCCGTCACAGAAAAAAGTTAAAAACATCGAGGACTAGAATAGCATATGCCCTACGACGAAGAGGACGAATACGTAGTCGACTTCAACGACCTTGAATCCGTGTTCGAGGACCTCCGCAGGTACGACGAAGAGGATGATGAGACAAACTATGGCGCTGTCCAGGCTTCACTGTACGTAGCACTGGAAGATCATATGTATACAGGCGGCGCTGATGCCCTGAACGTTGCCAGACACCTAGAACGCGGAGAGATAGACGAGGCACAGGAACTGACTGAAGAGATGCTTGAATAATCAGTGCCCGTGTTCCTCAACCATCTCCTCTATTAAATCCGACATTTCTTCGTAGAGTTCTTCGCCTATCGGGTTGTCGCTAGAAACCCGTACCGAAACCCTGTTCCCGGCTACGTCTGTTGAGTGTGTCTGAACCTTGCCATTGTAGTCGTCAAACTTGCCCTCGCTCATGTCTCGGAAATAGACCTGAAACTTTTTATCTCTCACGCCAAGCTTTATTTGGCAGCGTAACAAAGCACATATCATAAAGATGACAGAGTTCTGGCGTATCAAGGAATCAGCACCGCCCTACGAATACCCACTTGAATGGGTCAACGAAAGAAAAAAGACCAGCGCTGTGCTGGAAAAGTGGCGAGAATGAGTACACGATCAAAGGGAAATGCCAGAGAACGGCAATGTGTACAGACTCTCGAAGAGGCAGGCTGGCATGTCCACAAAAAAGTCAACAACACCTACGACTCGGGCGACATGTTCGAGCTCTTTGACTGCGTCTCTCTCCGCAAAGGGTATGCTCCAATATTCATCCAAGTCAAATCGAACCGTACTGACGGAGCTTTGAAAGCTATCTCAGAGGCCGAGTTTGTAGACCCGGCACAGATCACACCAGAGGTATGGGTCTTCCATGACAGAGAAGGCTGGCGCGTCAAACGACTTACGGAAGATGGCTGGGAAACGATAGTGGACGAAAGAGACAATGGCATGAACACGACCGAAGAAACTATAAAGCTTTATTCTGAATAGGTATCATATGACAACCGACAGATTTTCTGTGGACAAGACGTTTACCCACTGTGGATATACGTGTGTCATAGCTACGATCAAGGACGACTACCACTGTGGATATATCGCGATCCCTGACGAACACAATATGGCCGGAAAAGATTATACGGAGATCGACGTGACCGTACACGGCGGACTCACCTTCGGACCGCAAAACGACCTTCACGGCATGGGCGAGGACGATGATACAGTCTGGTACGGCTTCGACTGTGCACACGCCGGAGATCATACGAGATCGATGCCTGGCGGCACAAACTGGCAGTCAGAAGACGTCAGGGAAGAGCTTCTCAATCTGGCCGAACAGTTCAGGGACCTAGACACCTCGGAGACAAAAAGTATTTATAGCCTGATGCAGGGATTCTTACCATGGAACTAGATAGATACGAGACCCACCGGTACATCAGAACACGCATACAGAAATGCTCTGACGAAGACCACGTCCAGCAAGTCGCTTACTCTGCCTACGAGGACGGTCTGACACAGACCTGTTTCACGTGTGACAAGGTCAGGACAACAATAGGTATGGAAGTATGAGCTATTTGTAACACAGAAAATATTTTAAAGGCAACTAAAGTCTTTGTCTTGTTATGAACTCCTCTTTCATGAAAACATTTCTCAACGTCAGAGTAGCTGACACGCCCGAGGAGAGAAAGACGGGACTTCAGGGCAGAGAGAAACTACCCGACTACGAGGCACTTTTACTTGACTTTGATCAACCCGGCAACCACAAGATATGGATGAAAGATACACATGTCCCTCTCGACATAGTTTTCATGGACGAAGATGCCAACGTCACAGACATCAAACACGGCGAACCACTGGACACCACCAAACTGTCCGCAGATGATAACGTCTCTTACGTCCTAGAGCTCAAACGCGGGAAGGCAGAGGACTTCGGTATTGAACCCGGAAACTCTATGGAGGATATAGTACTATGACATGTGATTCATGTGTAATCGTCGCCGCCTTACTTGTTGCAATGATCACGTCCTACTTTCTTGCTATATACAATTATGTTGGACACGAAGACTGTCACCACATTTCCAGTGAAGATGAACAAAAGAGTTTAAAAGCATAGACACGTAATTATGTGATAGTGGTCGGTCATGGGTTGTCGACCAAAGGTTGTTGCGATTGCATCGGTTGATTTCGGTACGCGCACCTTTGCGGTACCGGATAAAGGGTGCATGTGACCCCTATCGTGGAAGATAAGCGTAGGGGGGCACCCACATATTATCCAAAGCTTTTTGAACCTGACTACATAATATACGTATATGGATAACAGACTTGACCTCCTCTCCGAAACTGTACGGGATTCCGAATACAAAGACTTGTTTCCTGCAACTTCTCCCGAAGACGCCAGATCTGACCGTGAAAAAGTCAAGGAAGCGATATTTCAGGTACACCACATGATTTACGACGAGAACCTGAGACAACTCGCAGTCTCAAGCGATGCAGGACTGATACCTTTTGAGGACGTTCTTAACTCGTGTAAAGACATGGACGACCGTGAAAGAGCCCGGACACTGCTGGCTTCAGACATCACAGAGTTAGAGGACGGCACAGAGGTTGTCATGAGATCGGACCTACTAAACGTACTGAAATCTCAGAAGGAGGCGGTCCGGTAATGGCACTCTGTGACAGAGACCACTGCAGCGAAGGAGCCACTACACGCATACAGAGATCCGACAGAGACAATCTGTACTTATGTGACGAACACAAGTCAAAGCTCGCCGACAAGATAAGAGACAAAGTCGTGGAAAAGTTCGATGACCTCTCGGAGGAAGAAATCAAAGACCGGATGCTTGACGGGGGCGCAGACCTGCTGTGACTGACATCCGCGACAAGCACGACGAGATAGCCGAGGAGACAGATGTCGACCTAAAAGATTTCAAATACTACGCGGTCGGATTTCACGTCGCGGACTCACTGATAGGCAAAGACCCCGGACAGCCGGAGTTCGTCGTGACGGAAGAAGACCACGAGTCGATGGTCGACCGCGGCTTCAACCATCTCGAAGAACGGTACTATGACCTAGACGGAAGATACGTCTTCACTCTCGCGGAGGGCGACAACTCTCTGGAAGCTCACCTCAGACGAAAGAGAACTTTCACTGTCGAGGCCATCGCCATGAAACCGGGAGAGCAGAGTTACCACTTTCCGCTTATGAACACGTTTGACGACGACAGAGAGAGACCGGAGAAACCGGTGGATCCGATAGCTGATCTCAAGAACGGGGTCATTCGCCACACGACAAAGGAGGCGGTCGAGAACGCCGGTGACTTCCAAGAAGAGCTAGAGGACATCAAGCACAGATATCCGGACTTCGAGCTCGCAGAAGAGACAAGAAAACTGATGTGAGATGGGCTTTGATCTTGACTCTCTCAAAGTCGCCGAGATATCGGGAGAGGGCGCCCGGAAGAAGGTAGATCACATCATAGAACGGAACCACTACCTGCAGTCAGTACCCTTCGTGCCTACAAAACACAGATACCTGATCACCTTCGGTCTCAAAGGCGTGGTCGGTGCCGCAGCGTGGGGCAAGCCGGTCGCACGTATGGAGGACCAAGAAGATACTGTAGAACTCCTGAGGTTCTGGACCGCCGACTCCACGCCGAAGAATACTGAGTCCAAGGCCCTAGGGTACATGATGCGAGACATGAAGGACAAGGGCTATGAGAGACTGATCGCCTACGCCTCCGAGGGAGAAAACCACGAAGGGACAATCTACAGGGCGACGAACTGGGAGATAGAGAAGAGAACAAACAGGTCGGGCACGTGGGAAAACAGATCCGGCAGAAACGACCGCGACAAGGCAGATAAGATCAAGTTCTGTAAGCAACTGTAACTCTTATCACGTTTAATATACAATTAAGTTTGTTTGAGCCTATTAAGTGACTGATTGATGTACTCTTGCTGCGTTTCCATTCCGATATATTCTCTATCTCTTCTCTTAGCCGCCACTAAACAACTTCCGCTTCCAGCAAAGATGTCTACTACTTTGTCTCCTTTGTACGAGTAGAATTTGATTACTCTTTCAGCCAACTCTACTGGGAAAGGGCAAGGATGGTCTGTTTCTTGAGGTGCTGTAGGTCTAATCTTCCAGGCATTTTTGCTTTGCTCTCCCTGATAGTCAGAAAGATCTATTTCATTCTCTTCCTTTTGCTCTTGACTTTTGTCGTGGTAGATATTCTGTTTTGAGTCGCTTTCTGCTGGTTTCTGGAAGACGAAAATATATTCTGTCACTAGACTTGGATAATAATAACCAGGGTATGGATGCTGCATCAACACTCCGGATCTTCTATCCTTAGCAACTGGTTTTTCCCAGACTATATCCTCTTGGAACTCCCAGCCAATCTCTTCCATCCAGCTGACGAAATGAAAGGGTAATGCAACTCTATCTCCGTTCCAGGAGACAGGAGCGATGTTAACGACATTATATCCACCGGGCTCTGTTATTCTGAATAGCTCTTCAAACCTCTCAGTCAGAAAGTCTCTGTACTCATCATAATTTATATCCTCCCTCTCCCATTTTTCGTCATTGTCTAAATTTTGCGTGTGTTCATCATAATTCACAGCATTGAGGTATGGTGGAGATGTGAAGCACAAAGTAATCTCACTCTTGTCTATATCCCTCATCACATTAAGACAGTCACCTTTGATAATAGTCCCTTTGGATCCAAATGTTTCATAGTCGGAAAATTCCATATTTGTTATTAGTACTGGATTTTGATATATCCTTCCGTCGACAAAAGTACTATAAGTGAGTATAACTTTGTGTAGTAAGGGACGATGGCAGAGTACGAGGAAACCACAGATAAGATATACGAAAAAGCATACGAGCGAGTTGACGGAGACTCATTTGTTTACGCTACAGATACTTACGACGACGGACTAGAGTATACACAGACAGACTTTGACGACTTTGAGGACGACAGGTATGAGGTAAGACACACGGATCCACTTGCACCGACCGAGAGAGACGACACGGTTCTCTACACTTCTATGAACTGGGACGAGGCCGAGAGGTTTCTCGACGCACTTGTCGAAGAATGATCCTGTCCCAGATGATGATCGACTTCCTACTGGCACTGGGAGGTCTGATAGGTCTGGCCACGAAGCTTTACGCACTTCTTGACGAACAGACGATATGGTCAAGACGAAGCTCTGGCTTCAACACTCTCTCATACCCGTTCACAGCACTGTTGCCGTTCGCGGCCCTTGGTCTGCCTTTCACATTCCTGACGTCATTCTGTAACTTTCTTGTCTGGGTCGGCATCTTTATCTACCGGGCACCGGAGGACGAAGACTGGCTAGGTCGTGAAAAGACTTAAAAAGGTCGCTCACTCTTTCTCCTCTATGAAGCAGGTAGATGACAACCTTCACGTCGGTACAGTAAGCGAAGCCGCCAAAGTCGAATACAACATATTGAACCTTAGCGAACAGTGTATAGAAACACACGAAGACGCCGCTTATGTACACTTTCCTATATCAGAAGACGGCAGCGACGAATCCGAGATCATAAAACAGGTAATTAGGGCAGGAAGAGCTCTTCGCAAGAGAGGAGAAACGGCAGTAGTAAGTGATACTCTTTCCCAGAAGGCAGCGGTCATAGCCGCCGCAGTCATGTCTCTTGACAACTACGATTTACTCGGATCGAACCTAGAGAAGATAAGCTATGTCAAGTCAGGCGTCGACACGGAGAACAACCTGACAAGGGAGGTCCGACAATGTCTCCTGAGTATGGGCGAGACCCAAGATTTTTAAAAGCTGAGATCTCTGATACTAATATTATGACTGTAAGTAGTTGTGTGCAATGTGACGATTCAGTGATGAAGTCAACAGACGAAGTACCGTTTCTTTGCAGTTCGTGTAGAGACGATCTTACCGAAGAGATCAATAGGATTGACCGCAACTCGGACAGATACACAAAGAGAGGCAAACTCAGAAATCGTCTCAGCGATATACCGGACGAGGCAATTCCGAAAGATATGGCGTTGATGATTGAAGAGGTTGCAGACCCTGAGGTCGAGGACCGCCAGTATAAATTAGGCAACATGGAGGAGATAAAGAAGCTCGACGACAACGAGATACACTCTCTCAATAACGACCTGTCTGAAAAAGATCGAGGCAAGATAGTTCTCAAGAAGCGATACAGGTAATGGTAAAGCGAAGCTTCAAGACGCCGACCAAAGACGACCTGTTGATGGATATGGTAAAGACCAATCGCAGGACGCCTGGCGAGACAATGACCTCTTTAGAATATACGGAACACGGCGAATACGACCGGCACCACGCCACAAGACGATACGGTAGCTGGGAAGAAGCCAAGGCCGCTGCTGGTATCTACAAGTACGGGGACCAGTATCAGATTTCGGAACAGGAACTCTTGGCCGACATCAAAAGGGTCGATTCGGAGGTGGACGGCAAGGTAACCGTTGACGATTACAGAGAACACGGAGAGCATCATCTTCAGACATATTACCACAGATTCGACGGTTTCGCCGAAGCAAGAGACAGGGCGCTAGACTAGAACACAAACCGTTTTCAATGCAGTTTATTTTAGTGTAGTCTTACACACTACACATGTAACCAAGGTGATTTTTTCATGACAGAGACAAAACAAACAACACCAAATATATTCCAGGCAAGAACGAGCCTAAAACCGTACGAATACTCGGACTTCCTTGACTACAAGGATGCAATCAGAAACTCATACTGGGTACACAACGAGTTCAACTTCTCGGGAGACGTACAGGACTTCAAGGTTGATACCACAGACGTAGAGAAAAGTGTAATCAGAAAAACGATGCTCGCAATATCACAGATAGAGGTATCAGTCAAGACCTTCTGGTCTGACATTTACGAGGAGATGCCTAAGGCAGAGATTTCATCTGTCGGACAAACTTTCGCAGAGTCAGAGGTAAGGCATATGGACGCATATTCACACCTTCTCGACATCCTCGGAATAACAGAGGACTTTGAAGAGGTAACAGAAGTACCTGCCATCAAGAACAGAATAGACTATCTGAACGAGATGAAGGAGGGCGCAGACTCGGACGACCGTAAAGAGTACGTCAAGTCCATCATGCTTTTCTCGACCTTCGTAGAACATGTATCGCTATTCTCACAGTTCTTGATCATGACGAGCTTTGACAAATATGAAAAGAAGTTCAAGGGAATCTCCAATGCCGTCGAGGCCACAAGTAAAGAAGAACAGATTCACGGTCTCTTCGGTGTCGAACTTGTTAATCAGATCCGGGAAGAAAACCCTGAGATGTTTGACAAAGAGTTCGAGCAAGAGATTCAGGATCACTGCATGAAAGCGTACGAGGCAGAACAAGACATCCTTGACTGGATATTTGAAGAAGGAGAGTTAGACTTCTTGCCACGTAAACACATCGACGAGTTCCTGAAGGACAGATTCAACCAGAGCATGGAGAATGTGGAGGTAGAACCGATTTTCGAGACAGACGACGACCTACTAGAAGAGACAAGATGGTTTGACGAGGACATTATGATGACAAAAGACAACGACTTTTTCAGTAAGAGATCGACCACGTACAACAAGAACACAAAATCCGTCACGGCTGGTGACATGTTCTAATGGAGAACGTACTGGCCAAGAAACGAGAAGAACACAAAGAGCCTTGGTACTGGCTAAACGATGACGCCAGAGAGTTCCTAGACAACGGCTACCTCCTAGAAGGAACCGGACCGAAGGAAAGAGTCCGCGATATCGCAGAACGGGCAGAAGAGATACTCGGCGAAGAGGGCTTCGCAGACAAGTTCTACGAGTATGTATCCAAGGGTTATTACTCCCTTGCAAGTCCGATCTGGTCCAACTTCGGTCTCGATAGAGGGTTACCTATTTCCTGTTTCGGGAGCTACATGGAAGACAACATGGAAAGTATACTTTACACCCATGCCGAAGTAGGAGAGATGACCAAACAGGGTGGTGGAACCTCAGGGTACATGGGGAACCTGAGACCTAGGGGTGCGCCAATTACTAACAACGGCAAGTCAAACGGAAGCTACTCATTCACCGAGCTATTCGATACAGCCATCAATGTCATCTCTCAGGGCGAGACAAGAAGAGGTCAGTTCGCAGGATACATCGACGTAGAACATGATGACCTTGACGAATGGCTGAACATCAAGACCGAGGGCGACCCCGTGCAGGATATTTACTACGGCGTCATCATAGGTGACGAATGGTTCGAAGAAATGGTCAACGGCGACGAGGAAAAGAGAGAAACATGGGCCGAGATCATCGAAACCAGAATCAACATCGGCGTACCTTACATCATCTTCAGAGGCAACATGAACGAGGGCAAGCCACAGGTATACAAGGATAAAGACTACGAAATCAACGCCTCGAACCTCTGTACAGAGATCGCACTTCCGGCGACACCAGACGAGTCATTTGTTTGCTGCCTCTGTTCAATGAACGCACTGCACTACGACCAGTGGAAAGATACTGACGCAGTAGAAACATTGACGTACTTCCTAGACGCAGTCATGGAAGAGTTTATACAGGAAGCCGAGGGAGTCCAGTTCATGGAGAGGGCCGTCAAGTTTGCCAAGCGCCACAGAGCTATCGGCATTGGCGTACTCGGATGGCACAGCTATCTACAGTCAAAGGGCATACCTTTCGACAGTATGGAAGCCATGAACCACAACAGGGAGATCTTCTCTCATATCGAAGAAAAGTCTTACGAGGCATCAGAGGAGCTAGCCGACAAACTTGGCGAGCCAGAGATGCTAGAGGGCTACGGCAGACGTAATACGACCACGATGTCTGTCGCACCGACAAAGTCAAGTTCGATAATTCTTGGCCAAGTATCACCAAGCATCGAGCCACTAAAGGCAAACTACTTCGTGAGAGACGGAGCTAAGTTGAAGTCCACACAGAAAAACAGATTCCTAGAAGCCATCTTACAGGACCGTGGAGAAGACAACAGAGAGACATGGGATAGTATCGCCCAGAAGGACGGAAGCGTACAACATCTCGACTGTCTGACCGACGAAGAGAAAGAAGTATTCAAGACTTTCTCAGAGATCCCTCAGATGGCGGTAATCAATCAGGCGGCTCAAAGACAGAACTACATCGACCAAGCACAGTCAGTCAACATTTCCCTAGACCCCGCAGAAGTGCCACTTGAAGACATCAACGAACTTTACATACAGGCATGGAAGAAAGGCGTAAAATCACTCTACTACCAGAACTCTGTCAACGCTGCACAGAAATTCAGCAGAGACATTCTGGACTGCAAGGCGTGTGAAGGATGACAGACGAGTGTATTGCGTGCGGTGACGGTGCAGATTCGGCAGAGGCGCTTCAGGAGATCATCGAGGAGAAGAAAGAAGAATGTCCCGAGTGTGGATCTGAAGATTACGACGCCGAAGACGGTTGTCCAGATTGCAGTCGCGAATAGCCCTACTATTTTCCCACTGTACCGGGTGATTTTCCCGGTTATTCTTCCCCTATTTAACTGAGTTTTACCTGCCCGAAAACCATTATGATTGAGAAAAAACACATCATATTACATGTTGATATCGATACACAAATTCTTCTGTCGCCAAGTGAGAAAGCTAAAATGTAACTGCCACGACCACAGATGAGTGAGGATGACGCCGGAACTGAGAGAATAAGGCGTTACCTCGACGGAGAAGATAAACGACACTACGAGAGGGACGACACCGACGTTTACTCCGTCACGACGATTCTCGACGAAGAAAATGACGGGGAGCCATATTACATCCAGCAGTGGAAGAAAAACAACGACGGCAAGGGCGACAACGCATACTGGAAAGACATACTCGAATACAAGAAAAACCGCGGCACGATGGCACACTATGCTGCACTATCTCAACTGGAAGAACACCACCCTCACGCAGAAGAGCTCTGGAGCGGCGATGAAAAGTCTTCACTTGACGCTATCATGGACAGAACGGGAGACAAAGACTTTCTGTACTCTGTTCTCAAAGACCGTGGAATGATAGAATCACGTGACGCCTACGAACCGATAAAAGACGAGATAGAGCTTACCGACATTTTCTACAACGACATGGACTATTTCAAGGACGCCTTCGCAGAAACTATGATAGATAAAGGTGTCACGCCAGAGGACGTAGAATCCGTAGAACACATGTTTGCGCTACCGGAGGGTCAGAACCACTCAGGTTACGGAGGCCAGGCCGACATGATCTATGAGGATCCTTACAACGGTGACCACGTAGTAGTAGATCTCAAGACGTCAAAGAACGTATATGACAAACACAAGAAACAGGCGGCAGCATACGCAGAGGCAGCCAAACAGTCACCAGACATGAACGGCGACTACATTGATAGAGCGGAAATATGGCGATTCTTTCCTGACGAAGAAGAAAAGGAGATATATGAAATCGATGACCACAGAGAGTACTGGGACGACTTTGCCCAGCTCACTGATGAAGCTTACGACTAAAGCCCTAGGAGACCGGCCACATAGATCGCCGATCCGATTGCACCGTACTTCAGAAGATACGATGAAACAAGCAGATAGATGTAGTAATGCTTGTCATTCTCCTCGAACTCTTTGAACGGTCTGTCTCTGAAAGATTTGAGGGCCTCCGCGAAGTTGTCGGGACGCCAGTACTTTACCATACCGTCGTAGATGCCTCTGTGAATTTCTCTTGCTTCCTGTGCGGTGTTCGGACCAATACCTTTGGCCCAAGTGACCGCGTACTTAACCTTTTCTTTCATCTTTCTAGCTTATTGGGTTCGTGAATCGTAATCACGCCCTTTTCCTCATACTCCATGAGTTTTTCCGATAACTGGATTGCGGTGTTGTTTGTTACCTCGACGTTGTTTATCTGAGTGTTGGGTGTTGTTGCCTCTTCGATATACTCCTTCTGGAACTCCATGAGTTTACGGACCTCTTTCATGACTTGAAGGATCTGACCTACGTCCTGTTTGTTCTGTTCATCAAGGGTCACTTCCAGAATCGTGTCAAGCTTGTCTTCCATCTGTTCTATCTTGTTCCCGTACTCAAGTATGAGCTCCTGTTTCTCCTGAGCCAAATATCCTTTGTTCTCTTCGGTCATACGAGCGAGTCTTTCATCCTTGTTGTTGTTGAGATAATTCTTTACCGACTCGTGGCTGATATCTGTGTTGAACCTCTCGCTGACCTCGTCCGCTATGTCTCTGAGTGACTTTCCCTGAGCGTGAAGACTCATTACCGCGGACTCACAAGTCCATCCGTTTTTCTTGACTTTGTTTTTCCTTCCCATACCGAGACTACATATTTAGCTCATTAATAAAGATAACGCGGTTTTGACCGAAGAGCATAAAAGTACTGATAAACAATATGTATAATATGACAGAGGTCGTTGAAATAAGAAAAGAAGATCTAGCGAAGCTACTTGAACTTATCAATTACGACCTTGAGCTCCTTGAAGATGTCCCGGTCCTGGTGGACGAAGAAAGGGACGCAGAAATTAGCAAGAACATAGGCAAACTGCTAGAGATAAATTACGACAGTATGAACAAGTTGAAGAAGAGATATTCATTTATCAGAGATTATCAGGGCCCGGACTCGGAGCTCGAAAAACTAGAACAAGAATTTCTTTAGGTGACAACCAATGACTGAACCAGACGACAACGTAAAAGAGCTAGACGGTGTTGGACCCAAGACCGGAGCGGACCTGAAAGCGTCAGGACGTGGCACGGTCAGGAAGCTGGCAACAGCGAACCCTGACACCTTACCAGAAAACACCTCGCTTGGCGAGAAAAAATCAAAGGACTTGGTCCAGACGGCCAGAAACGCTTTACGTGGCGGAAGCCCGTTCGAAAACGGACTGGACTTCGAGAAAGAACAGAATAATATGGGAACTATTAGCACAGGATCTGATGACCTAGACGGCTTACTCCGTGGAGGCATCGCCGTAGGCTATCTCACCGAGGCTTTTGGTCTTTCTTCCTCTGGCAAATCACAGCTGGCTTTCCAGTTGTGTGTCAACGCACAGTTACCGGAGGACGAGGGAGGCGCCGGAAACGGAGACATGGTAATATTCATAGACGTAGAAGAGACCTTCAGGGCTGACAGGATTAGGTCTATGGCGAAGGCGGCAGGACTTGACCCGGACGAGGCACTCTCGAACATAGAGGTCGCAAGACCTACAGACGTGACGGATCAGGAAAGAGCCATACAGGAGACAAGACAGTTTGACCTGGACAACGTCGCGTTGATCGTGGTCGACTCTATATCAGGCCACGTCCGGAACGAGTATCAGGGTCGAGAAAACTTTGGTGAGCGCAGCGACCGCTTCGGTGGTATGCTAGAGGACTTGAGTAAGATGGCATCCGGAGAGACAGGTCATGACATCGCTGTGTTCTATCCCAATCAGGCAGGGAAGAAACCACAGAAACAGTACGGCGACCCAGTCTATTCCTATGGAGCATCGACTCTCGAACACCAGAGCTCTTTCAGGATGAGACTGGACGCCAGAGGATCCAAGGGATACAACGCCTCTCTGGCTGACTCACCAAACCTGCCTCCGGGTGAGTGTTATTTCGACATATACGAATGTGGCATCAACGATCAGGACCACGAGTGTGAGATATGCAGTGATTGACGAAGACCCGGAAGACATCGATTTCCCGTGGACCTGTTACATCGAGGACATGGAAGAGATTACAGTGACACAGGAGGAATGGCAGAAGGCTGCGAACATCATGGACGAAAAGACAGAACTTGAGGCGGCCCGCACCATCCTACAGAGAATAGCAAAATAATACTATGGAACACGCACCATCTGACGAAGCAGAAGAGCTCGTAGAAGGCGTAGTAGACAACGGTAGAAGGCAAATCATTTCAGATCACAGTGACTTGATAGACAGAGCAGCGGAGGAATTACAGAACTTCAGACAATTCAACGCAGTAATGTCAGAGATCAGGAGGAGAATCTAAGTGAACAAATCACAGGAAAGTTACATCAAAGGACAGATAGACCGGGCGAGAGCTCGGTTAGACTTACCTGAAGTGAACCAGCACGATGTAGAAAAGGTCAGGACATATCTCAAGGAGGCACTCGGGGAACTACCCGAAGATTGAAAAACCTCCGGTACTTACTTTCTTTCTAGGATGACAACCTTCAAGGAAGAGACTGACACTCTCAAAATTATGGTCGAAGACCCTGAAAAAGACGAGGATCAAAACCTAAGAGCTCGTGTCCACGCGAAACCGCAAGGACATGAGATGAACTCATATGACGAACGTATCAAGTTCTCAGGCAGATCTGCACAGAGCTATGCTAATACCGTACAGGACGTATTCGACTGTGGCGACGACCTTGTCAACGAGCTCAAAAAAGAGATACTGAAACTGAAAAACAAGGTAAGAAACGAAGCCGAGCCTGAAAATGACTATGACCAAGACGGAGAGAGTCAGCGCTCACAGGAAGACAAAAGACAGAAGCTGTTCAAGATCATGGAACAGATAATGAAAGCTGGCGACTCCATCGAACAGGAGGCGGTAGAAGAGACTCTAGGCCTAGAAAACGTATGGGATATAGTTGATGACGTTGACATAGACGCAGAATACATAATACCTGATGGAGACGACTCTATCAGACTTACCGACGAGGGACGCAGCGAGCTCAAACAACACCTCGGCTTCGAGACTTTTGACGGGGACCCACAGGCTGAGGCACAGAGACAGCTAGAATCAAACAATCCTCTGCGATATTACCTAGACGCCTTCAATAAGATACACAAGGGCGATCACCTTTTGAAATGCTGGGAGATGATTTCGGCACTATCAAGCAAGTGCGCGGACCGTCAGATCCACTCTTGGGCAGTAGGACCTTCTGGTACAGGTAAGTCACACCTCAAACGTAAACTTCTGGAGTTCCTGCCAAACAAGATGTACAAAAGAAAAGAGAGCTTCTCTCCAAAGGCACTTCAGTACAAGTCAAAGACCGAAGGGCCGTCTTTCATGAACAACAAACTTATCTACTTCGATGAAGTCGGAGAAGAGGATGTAGACAACGCTATTGAGCTCATGCGTCTTATGACTGACCAGGACCAAGATATCGTGACTCACGAGACCGTAAAGGATCAGGAGATCATGACAATCACTCTCGACGTCTCTAATATCACGGTATGGTTTACCTCGGTCGTAGCCATACAGGACGAGCAACTCAAAAACAGGTTCATACTTACCAACCCGGATTCATCCTCCGCACAGAATGAGACGGTCAACATGCACCAGCAAAACATCCTGAACTCCGGAGGAAGCCTAGACTTCATACCGAAAGAGACACCAGTAATACAGGCTATGGTACAGGACATTCGCGAAGAGACGCCAGGATACCGCCCGGTAGTCCCGTTTATGATCGACTGGAAGCAGGAGTTCAACCGCAGACTGTACCCGTTTTTCTACACACTGATGGGTATGATAGCGAAGATTCACATCAGGAACCGCGTCACCAAGGACGGATTCATCTTCGTCACACGAGCTGACTTTGACCTCGCAAGACTTATCTGGTCCCGACTCATCGATACCACCGTGGCCCAGACGGATGAGAAGAGCATATCTTTACTCAAAGAGCTCCCGAACTCACAGACAGCGTCTCTATCGAGAAAGGAGCTCAGAAACAGGCTCACAGGATTTACCACACAGGACATCAAGGATACTGCTGACTCGCTGATGGAGACCGAGGAGCTACAGTTGATAAACTCCGAGTACATAGAGGGCGAAGTATACTACTGGGCCGGTGCCGACGTAGAACAGTTAGTTGATAACGTACCGGAAATCATGGGAGAGCTCACAGACGAGAAGATAGAGAGCCAGTGCCGTGAGGCAGGCGTAGAACCGACACAGGAGATCAGGGACTCAATTTACAACGCGGAGATCCCGGTCATCGACTTCCTGCGTGACTCTCTTGGAGAAGACACCGAGACAGAGCCTCCAGAACTGACAGAAGAAGAGGTCTACTTCCTGAGGACTCTCGAACAGATGGAATGGGGGATCACGATAGACTCTGCCAGAGACTTCTTCGAGACAGATACAGAGACCCCGGATGCAGACATACACGAGATAGTCGAGTCACTTGAGGATAAGGAGGTCATAGAGGTGGATGGAGAGAACAAACCTTCACCTCTCCCTATGTACGACAGGCTGAATAGCCAAGGGGCGATGGAGATATGAGACACGACATCAGGATGATATGCCAGAGGATAAGGTGTATTATCTTCGGTCATGAGTACACTTACAAGCGTAAAAGCAAGGAATACTACTCCGAAAACGTGTACGAGTGTATTCACTGTCCCCGTCACAGGAAAGTTTAAAAAAGTATAGTACAGTACTTTACCATAAGGTTGTCACCCAGGTGGCAGTATAGTAGGGCGTGATCGTGTCGGGTCCCACATCTTGACACAACTCACGCCCTCCCACCTCCATAATCACACAAAAATTATTTAACTGAAGATAACTACACTACAGTATATCACATGAATATAGAAGAACTTGTTGATCAAGCATACGAACTGACACTTGCCGAGGACGACCTACCTGTAGATGACAGACGTTTCTTTGTAGAACAGGGCGACGAAGAGGGAGAATATGAGGTACGTAAATTTCACAATGAAAACGCCTCCGAGTCCGGCTTTGACAGTAAACAGGATGCTATTGATGCCGCAAAGGACATGGCGAAAGAGGCCAGCGGACCCGAGACAAAGGCACAGGTCAAGGTCAGGGATGGCGGCAGCTTCTCAAAGGTCATGGACTTTGTCGATGGCGAAAGAGCATGAATGAGACAAAGGAAAAGTACGGTGACGTTGCCGCAGTCGTAGCCTCGGTCATCGTGGTGCAGTTTCACATCGCAGAGGCTCTGTTCAAAACTATCTTCAGAATACTAGAGGAACTACCAAAATGACACTTTACATTGACAGCAGAGAGCCAGTAACTGTTCAAGCTATTGTTCAGACGACACTGGCCGACAGAGATACAGACGCAGAAACCGAGGTCAAGGAGCTCAAGACTGGAGACTTTGTTTACAAAAACGTGGTCATAGAGAGAAAGGAGGCAAGCGATCTCGCTTCATCGATCAAGGACAGACGCCTCAAGGAACAGACCCGGCGCATGACAGAGGACTTTGAACACCAGTATATCATCGTAGAGGGTGACCCGTATGACCTACAGTACTCCAACCTTCACGATAACTCTTTCATCGGCACTTTGGTATCCCGTAGCCATGCCGGAATCAGTATTGTCTATACGCCGGACGAAGAGGGCACCGCCTACGCCGTGAACAAGATCGTCTCGAAACACGAGGACGACGAGGAACACAGAACGATCGAGCTAGGAGAGACCACGGTCAGCGACGTAGATACAGAGGTCGCCATGCTTATGCAGATTGACGGCGTCAGTAAAAAGAAGGCCGAAAGGATCCTCGACCAGAGGGAGTTTGGAAAACTGGAAAGGCTATGTGAGATACGCGGTATCGGCGAAGTGCTTGAGGACCGCATTAAATCAGTACTATGAAACAGGACAAGCTAGAAGACGCTCTCGCCAACGCAGGCGAACTTATGGTAGTACTTGAATCAGACAGGGAATACGATCTTCATCCACACGATACGGAGATCGAGGACGGATACGTCCACACGGAGGGATTGAAGCACGGAGATTACCTCGAAGTGACATTTCCTGTCGAGAGAGTCGAGCACTACTACCTACACAGGGAGGCATAATCTCCCTACAGTTAATTTTTTGAATGTTCTTTCTTAACCACAGTTATGGCAACCGAATACATGCAGAGAGCCAGAGAGATAAACACTCTCGATGAGGTAAAGGACCACCTGTTCTTGGTAGAAAATCACCCGGACGCAGATGAGGTATTTCTGGACTTGAGAGATGACAAGTGTTCTCTGTACGGATACGACGAAGACGGAAACTCAAAAAATGTAACTCATACTGTAGCCACAAAGGAGATAAGAAACAGGTATGACGCCCAAGGAACCAGTAAGCTGGATGAGTTCGTATGAAGGAGAACATTCTTGATGCGACCTGTGGCGGAAGAAGCATCTGGCACACGGACAACAAGAACAGGGACGATGTGCTATACATTGACAAGCGAGAGGAAGAGCCTGGCTTCACAGGACAAGAGAACAGGACTTTCAGCATAGAACCGGACGAGGTACAGGACTTCCGAGATTTGCCGTATGATGATTCTTCTTTTGACCTGATAGTCTTTGACCCGCCCCATGTAATAAGAGAAAACGGCATGCAGAATCTATCCGGCTACATCGACAAGAGCTACGGCGCACTGCACGCAGAGACATGGCAGGCGGACCTGAGAAACGGATTCGAGGAGCTATTCAGAGTGCTTGAAGACGGAGGTGTTTTGATCTTCAAGTTTGCAAATAGGGCTGCTGACTTCAGAGAGGTGCTTGACCTTGCACCGACAGATCCTCTTTTCGGGACGATGACCGATCAGGACTCGAACTGTGAAAACAGATTCTTCGTGTTCCAGAAGAACGCATAAATTCTTTAAAGTGCGAATAACCTTTGACACTTTTATTATGCCAGAACACAGTTGCCCGCACTGCATGATGGAGAACATGTCAGCCCATGAGCTTTCAAAGCACATGATGGCAGAGCATCCAGACGAATCGCAGATGGCGGAACACAAGAACATGTCCTACCACGGTTGATTCTAAACTAGGACAACTAACTTAAAGATTGCTTCCCCTTTGTTCTTTTAACGGAGTTAGATTCTCCTATATTCAAAACCTGAAGAAAGACTACAATATGGAGGTGACAACACAAATGAGCGATCAGGAAGTTATATTTGACGGTAGCGAGGACATAGAAGATTGGGACTCGATTAACTCCTCAACAGAGAACGCAGACTTCAATGACTACGACCTAGAATTTATCGACATGGACGAGGTAGAGGAAGGCGACTACTGGGTCGGTGAGTTCACAGGAATCCGAGAGATCGGAGGAGTTGAGAACGCAATCTTTGACGTTCACGAAGAAGAAATCAGTTACGGGTTTACGCCACACGCGATTCTCAGAGATAAACTGGAAGAAGTAGAAGAGGGCGACACCGTAGCAGTTGTGTACGATGGTACTGTGGAAATTGAAGATCAGGCCAACGACGCACACGTCTGGGACGTAAGGACTCCACCAGAATAAACAAGGAGTCTACTTATTCCCTTTTTATTACGATCTGCAAATCGGTCACGTGTACTTCCTTGCCATCATCATTCTCGAACATAGCTGTCTCTGTAGAAATATCATCTACAACCACGCTATCTTTCTCACGCCTGTTGATTTCGGCCAGGTCCAGTGCCTTCCCGTTGTTTTCCTGTCCACGGGAGAGAACATGTACCTCGTCATGGTCCTCAAGCTGTGTGTTCACAGCATCCTGATAGCGGCTTAGTCTCTTATCACCGATCATCACTTCTGTCATTTGTATACCTCCTAGAGTTTGTCTTCCTTGTTGTGGTTTAACTTGTCTCTGCGTGTGATAGCCCATGACCCATCGTCAAGCTCGTAAGCTTCGATAGAGCCTTTGCCGGGCACACGGATATATTCAATATTGTTTTTCTTGGTTCCTGTATCATCATAGACCGTGGCACCGAGTCCTCCGCCCTCGCTTCTGTGGCTATCCTGTGCATAAATGTCTCTTGTAAGGCTGGCGGAGATTCCATCCGGGAACAGTTCGTCCAAGCTCTCAACTACTTCGTCACAGTTTTCACGCTTGTAATGTGTCACTTGTAAACACCTTCAGGGTTCAGTGACAGTCCTGTTTCTTCTAGTACGTTTTCGATCTTGTTTGCCACTGTTACCTCACTCGAACCCGCGAATAGCAATCCAACCAGTTCACCTGCTTCATTGACCACGGCCGAACCTGAGTCGCCGCCTGCAGAGATGCTTTCGGTCAGTATCTGGTCCGTGAACTCTCGGGCCCCGTCGCCAAACCTCACGTTGATCCGGGCGTCAGTAGAAAGAACTTCACCTTTCTTCAATCCGGTAGTTCTTCCGAACTTCTTGACCTTATCACCTCTACTCACTTCTGCAGTCTCTGTCGGCACACCGACACTCGGGATGTAACTGTTCGAGTCCCTTCCGTCAATAGTGTACCAAGATACATCTACAAGGTTGTCCTCTTCAACGATTTCAATATAATCATGAAGCTCACCTATCTTATCGCCGCCCCCATCATATGAGCCAGGCTGGATAATCTTGTCTCCGCGATTGGCTTTGTTTACATTGGCCCCGACATGGTTGTTGGTAACTCCGACAGGTTCGGGATACTCGATTCCGTTTTTCTCCTTCTTCCTCCACGCGATGAATCCGGCAGTTCCCGCGGTTACATCTGGGTGACCGATTGATACTCCCTGTGGATTTGGTCGATATTCTTCCGTGGTATTGATTTCGCCAGTATCTTGTGGTTTTTGAGGTGTGATTTCCTCGATTCCGATTTCTCCCACTGGTTGAACATCGACTTTGACGCCTTCAACCTCCTTCGGAAGAACGTCATCTTCGTCGAGCTCTGACTCTGCCTTTTTCTCCTCTACGAAAGCCACTACGGCTTCTTCGTCGTTTTCATGCCTCTCTCCCCGTCCGTCCCCATGCCCAACTGCGGTGACTAAGGGGTATGCAAGAAGCTCCTTCTTAACTGATTCTGAAACTCTGGTCATAGTACTTTGTTTTCCTCGATATCTGATAAAATAGATTTGTATTCTTCAATAGTTCTCCTGAGATCCTCGTTATTCTTGCGGACCGAGTTGACTTCGTCGGCCAGATCTTCATTTCTACTGACAAGTTTGTCGACTTTCTCCTCAAGACCTTTGACCTTAGTCGTCAATCTGTTGTTTTTCCGTCTGAGCTTGGAACAGAAGAAACGCTGTAGATAATCATACAGGCTCATCATTCTACACCTATCGCGTCTTTGACAACTTCGTCAACACTTTTCTCCATTTCAAGAAGTCTTTCGTATTCATCGACAAACTGGTCGATGTTCAGTCCTTCCTCTCTGGATAGATAGCCTTCCGCCATATTCTCTTTCAGGTATGTGCGGATGCTCTCCGGTTCATCAAGTTTTACATCCATACTGCCAGATTGATTATTCTCCTCCTTAAAAGTTTCTGAGCCATACCTTTTATTCTCAAAATGGCTTCCATGTATCTTAGCTTCTTCAGTTGAGATATTCTGTATTTGAGTTCTTTCCTCTCTTTTCTTCTTCTCCTCGTATTTCTGTTTAAGCTTCTTCACAAACCTCGGGTCTCCCGAATCAGGCTCATTAAAGAAACCCATGTTTTTTGGAAAAGTGTGTGCGATAGCCTCTCCATTAACAAGTGCCTCTACGCTGACTCCTTTTCCGCTGTCGGCTGTATGCCTTATCTTCACATCATAACTCATTTAGTTCAACACCATGATTTTCTACTAGGTCAATCTTCCATTCTTGAATATATTTCACACCATCGTCACTCAGAAAGGGTTGTTCATCAAACCAGTCAGAGCTGTAGTTTAACTTTTCCGATTCCAGCTCCACAGTGACACTGTTGTCAGTTTTCTCTATATTCATTTTGAATCCTTCTTATGTTCTATTGATACTTTTGCTTTTGTCTGCGTAGGTTGGTCTGGCTGAAGTTGAAGCTGGTATGGACCCACATCGTTTACCAGTCTTAGCTCTACTTCGCCACCTGAACCCCCCGAAACGTTTTCATTTACACTGATAGTAGTCTCGTTTGCAGCTGAGTCGAAAGATGTTCCTGACACTGTGAAGTCGCCATCATCGCTGCTTGTTCCTGAAACTCTCAACGTGTCGCCCGATTTTAGGAAAGATGTTTTATCACCAGAGATAACGAACTGGTTAGGTGATGATGACAGTATGTCAAATGTGCGATTAATCTTTTTGCCTTGGTCGCTGTTCCTCCCAGAGTTATTTTGTCCAGGATATAGCAGACCGGTGATGTCTCTTGAAGTGTTAGTCGAATTGTCTTGAGGTTCTGTATCGAGAAAGATATCGTAGTTGTTGGCTACCGCGTTAGCGTCGGCGATAAGACCTGTACTGACATTTGTAGCAACATCTTCTATACTACCGTTTCTTTTGTCTACAGTGGTCTTTGTCTGTTCCTCTTTAGCCGATGAGAAACGTGAGTTTGTTGCTGTTGCTGCGAGATTCACTCCATCATTGCCAGAGACATCTCTGACTTCGAAAGGTTTCTCATCCGATGCCGCATCAATCTGTACGAAAAGTTCGTCGTCCTGATAACTGTTGGAGGTCACGGCTGTTCCGTTGTTGGCGGTTATGGTCTCCTGTCGTGAGAGATTGCCGTCCTCATCTTCGTTTGCTACAGTTATAGAAACATCGTTAGCGTTTTCTGTCGTATCAAGGACTATACTTTCATTGTTCGAACTGAAGTCAAGAAGTACGTCACCTTCATCATTTACCGCTGTTTCAAAGGATATCTCCTTGTTTTCAGCACCTGCACCTACATCAGTCAAAGTGTTGCTGAAGTCAGCACGTCTTGGAACGTCGTGAGTGTGGTTCAACTGCTTCACCTTCACATCGCCTTGAAGCGAATCAATCTTTCTAACCGCGTTATCAAGTATTGTAACATAAACTTCATATCTACTTGAGATATCCTGATACGGTATAAATGTCTGCTCTCTCAGATAGAAGTCGTTTGTAGGCGCTCTCTGTTCTCCGACATTAGGCACTGAAACGGACTTGACTGTATCACCGCTGACTGTCTGTGTCGTGACTCCTTGTGAGCCTCCGACACCTCTTTGTGAGCTTGTTCTTACTGTTTCACCGTCAACTCCAAAACCGACAACCTGCTGCTCTACGTTAGACAGACCTCTCTCATCGTATACTTCTAAGGTGACGTCGTAAACGTTTTCCTGTGTGTATGTATGAGTAATGTCGCCGCTTTTGTTATCTGGCTGAGGAACATCAGCGACATATATTAAACCTTGCGCTTCTTCAGTTAAACCGAGTATATTATTTCTTGAGTCTTTTGAGGAGAAAGCAACTATACCTTCACCGTTAGAGCCTGTACTTCTTATCTCTTCTACATTTACACCGTCGTTCGGTCCAACCTTATCACCTTCGTTTGCGACCTGAGTGGTTCCATCTACAGTTATTGTTGCCTCGTCACCGTCAGCCTGAACAAAGGTTGTACCTAAAGTCAACTCGTTACCATTTACAGTAACTGTAGTGGTGTTACCTGTTTCCGTCACTGCGAAGTTTGATATATTTATTTCATGAGAGTTAAGTTTTATCTCCTCTAACTTGACAGCATCACCGACACCACCGCTGTTAGTTGCTTCGAAAAGGTCAAGAATATCGCCCTCCTGTATCTGACTCTCAGAGCCTTCATACTCTACCCTGACTGCAGCGTCCTTAATGAATTTTGTAGTGCCGTCTCCAAGGTTCCACTCCCAAGCGATTATTGTATTATCTCCCTCCGGGTCTGTTGAGTTATCTATAAAATCTATAGGATTACCGACTGATGGTTCGGGAGGGTCAAGGGCGAATTTAGCATCTGGAGCATCGTTTTCTTCAACAGTGAAATTTATACTATCTGTAGCAAGTGCTGTATTATTTATTTCGTCGTTGTCATCGTTATACTCTGCCTCAATCTCAAGTGTGTGCGTTCCTGTAGACAATCCCGTAATCAGGATGTCTCTCTTCTGATACAGCTCAAAATAAACGCCTTTTACGTCAAAGTCTGTATTGTTACTAATCTTTGATATATGTGCTTTGTCTCCGCCTCCTAAGTCAATCACATCAAATCGCTGTACGGTTTCTAGGTTGCTACCAACTATTACATCAGCTTTTTTGGTTCCGTTGGATTCGAAAACATTAACAACTTCTAGGCTTATTGTTCCCTCACCATAATCCCAAGAAGTGTTTTCGTTCTCAGTTAAGTGTTTACTGCTGCCCGATGAAACAAAAGATCGAGACTTGGGGTCAATAGGTTTTACTCTTGAAGATGATATAACATTCCCATCAAGAATAAGTTTGAAATCTGAGAGCGCCTCCCCTGCAATGTATTCGAACTTGACAGGGAGAGACGTATCATTGACTGTTTTAGATGTGTTAGGCTGGCTTATGAACGCTTCTTCCAGCGTAACGAATAGAGGTCCGAATTTTTTCCGCGATAGGAAGTTTTCTGTATTTAATTCGGTGAACTCTATAATGTAATTATAAGTTCCAGCGCCTTCTATGGCGAAATCAGGGTTGTCGAATAGTTCCACTTGTTCAGGAAAGTCGTATTGCTCGAAGTTAGGTTCGAAGAAATCGTTGATGTCATCATCAATAAGATTAAAAACGCCGAAGAAATCATTCTGCCCATCAAAGAATCTGTCTGGAAAAACTAAATCTACATCTATCTCACCGCTTCTCTCGGAGTCTATAGAGCCATCAAAAGGTATGAATGTCTGACCTCCTTTTGGCATTGAGAACGTTGTATTGTTGTCAGGAGAACCTTTCGCAAGAGTGGTGTCATTAGCCTCGAACAGGGTTTCTTGAGCAGAAATATCTGTTTTCTTAACGTTCTGTTCGTGAATAGTCTGTGCGTTCAGCGGTGGTGCTACTTTAATATCGAGACCTACGCTGTCAAGATTATTCCCGGAGCTGTCAAGGATAACCATGCCTACTGTTACCTCTCCTTCGAACTGTGCTGTATTGTTTGTCTGGTCTTCTTGAATATCATCCAAGGTTAGAGTAGTCTCAAAGTTTGCAGAGTCAAAGGAGACGTTCTGTATGATGAATGTTTTAGCTGCCTCAGGTATGAAAAGTTTGTTGCCTGCAGATGTCTGGTCATCTATCTTGTTAGCTATCAGTATCTGGTTATTTGCCACATCTGTGCTGGCGATATTCTCTTCATTAAACGTGTGTTCAATCTGTGCGCCACCGTCATCTCTTGTTGAGCCGTCAACGCTTCTTCCGTTCGGAAGAGCCCAGTCAAAGCTGGCTGTGAAGTCTCTGGTAGAGTTTTCTGTCAGTGTTGCAGTCTGACCTGCAGGCGGGTTAAGAGGATTGATGGTAAAGTTTGCTACAATGTCTTTTGCCACGAAAGCAATCAAAAGATCTCTTGTCGGAGTGCCATTAGCATCTGTTATTTCAGTTACTTCAAACTGGAAGCTGTGAGAAATATCCAGCTCAGGTCTGTCAGTGGTTACTGTACCTACCGATTTCCAGCTGGAAGAATTAACAGATACATCAAACGGACCATTATCTAATGAAACAGATTTCTGCCTTATTGAGCCGGCTGTTGCCGTAGCGCTGCCAACAGGGTGTGTATGCTCTTCTATGTTTGATTTTTCCATCGTCACGCCGCTCGGTGGAATACTTGTTCCGACCACTTTTGTGCCAGGGTTGAAGTTACTCACTTCTGTGGTTTCAGCTTCAGCGGACGCCTTGAACGCTGCCGAATCATAGCTCAGGTTTACATCAGTTATCCTGTTTTTGCCTGTGACGTCTTTAACCCCGTCAGGAACCTCAAAGTCAAGTTTCAAAGGCTCTGGCTCTGTTGCATTACCGTTTTCTTTCTCGGTCTGTGTGTTTCTGCTGCCTTGCCCGAAATCTGTCTGACTCTTCGTAGTATCGGATAGGTTGCTGAAGTCATCGTAGAATGAGGCAGGTTTGTTACTGAGATGTACCGTAGACTCCGCCTCGTTCTGGTCAAATCTTATCTTCAGACGAGTCTTAACAACCCGGAAAATCCCTTTGACCTTTGCATCTTTATCCACTACCTTGAAGACGCTGCCAAGACCGTAAAGCTTGTAGCTGTCAGAAGGAGTAACCTCTACGTCTCTGTATGCAATGCTTCTTTCTGCAAGTATTCTGAGAACTGTTTTTTCGGCCTCTTCTTGGGATACAATTGTTTTATCCGTAAATATCTTTGTCTTTTCATCGCCTACAGCATCAACCGTGTAAACCATGGTTCCGCTGCTGCCGCCTAAACTAAATGCACCGCCTGTGTTTTTTTCTACGTTACCGGTGACAGATACCGTGGTCTCATTGTTATTACTGTCGAAAGAGGTGGATGCCACTGTAAATTCATCTTTCTCTGATTTGCCGCCTCCCAGCAGACCGGACTTCTTTCGTATCTTGATAATGTCGCCCGAGTTTATGACTCCGGTCTTATCCTCTTTTACCGTAAATGTGTCGTTCTGTTTGTCAGAGGCGACTATCTCTGCACGTTCAGCGGATGCTGTAATCTGGTCGTCACCGTCACCACTGCCACGTACAACTGCTGCCTTGAAATCTCCCTTGTTTTTATTGGTGTTCTGTTTTATTTCTCTGGCGTTTGGGTTCGGTCCCTCCGTCGTAAAAGTGTCTATAGGTGAACCATCGCCGGCTGTATTTGTTAGAGTGGTTTCTATGTTGAGAACAGGATTGTTTGAGTCGTCAAAGGTCACATACCACTCTAATCCGTATTCACTTGTCAGTCTGTTCAGGTCTTTGATAGCCGTCTCCTTAACACGGAACTCATCTACATTAATCGTTGTAGGCAGCTCAAATGAAGTCGAGAATGTTTTGCCAGTCGACTGAACAGTATATCCGTCTACTAGAAAGTTAATTATCTCTGTTGCTGTGGCATTGTCTTTAGGCTTGAAAACCTTGTCATTTTTGCCTTGAAGCTCTTTACTGTATCCTGCGACCTGTAGAAGTGACTCGCTCCCGGTCTTGTTTTCAGCTTGTTGGACGACACCTCTGAACATCTCGAAGCCCTCTTTCTCTAGGACCAGTTCTTTACCCTGTACCAAGTCTGCGTTGAACCTCTGGGCGCCGGATAGTTTGACGTTGACCTTAGATGGCTGGTTGATTGCAAATTCAGTCTCGAAGTAGTCAATGTTGCCCTTGAGATCCGTCGGACCCAGTTTTACGTTCCATTCTGTGTCAGGGCTTGAAAATTTCTCTGCAGCTTCTAGGAAGTCTTTTCGTCTCTGTGGTATATTCATGTGTCTGTTCCTCCTTTACGTAGTTCTAGTTCAATCTTGAAAATGTCTGGATTCTCTGATTCTGAAACAATATTGACACTTTTAGGCGTTACGAGGTATTCTCTTGCACTCTTCTCATCTGACGGCGCAGTAACGGATTTCTTATCAAGCCGCATGACCGCAGGATTGCCTAACTGTGCCATTCTTCTTATGAGTGAGGCGATGTTCTGTGCTGTAACTTCAAAGTCGTACTTGACTGTGATATCTTCGTTAATTATTGTCCTGTCGCCTAGGTCTACGAAGCCAAAAGGTCCCTTCACCTGTTCCTCGGTTTTACTTAACTGATCTTGCAAGATAGTTATCTGTCCTCTGTCGTAGTCTAGTTTGTAGTCGTCACCCCTGTCTAGCGAACCTTTATCAGTCCCTTCGACAGTCTCTGAGTCAAAAATTATACCTGTATCCCCAAGTGGCTGTGCCTCACCGAAACCGCCGACTTTGATTGTATCTGTAGTAATTGTTGCTGTTCCGTCACCGTTTCTCAAGTGGCTGCTATTTGTGGGGTCTGCCGGGCTTCTGAAAGGTGGAAGGCTGTGTATAATCTTACCACCGGGTCTAGAGTCATCTTGGTCGCCTCTGGCATAGACGTAAGCAGATATCTCAAAAGTATGTTTTGCCTTCATGGTGTCGACAACCAATGTCTTATCTCCCTTGAAGTGCTGGTCAGGTCCTTTGTTTATGCTCTGAAACTGCGGTTCCTTCTTGAACACTTCTTTGATGCTCTCCGAGTAAAGTTTGACTTCAAAACCATCAGCCACAGAAGGAGTGTTTCTCTCTGCCTCGTTAGGAAGTGGTTGATACTGAAGTGTTAATGTCCTTTCTGGAATACCGCCGTCAGTCACGTTTACATTTGCCATAGTATTAGTTGAAGAATCTGTTCCGTCTGTTTGTCTCGTTACCTATTGCTTGGCCGACTTGTCTACCTGTTTCACCAGCGGTCTCTTCGCTGTTATTAACTTCGGCTTGGACGTTTATATTATTTTGCTGGACGTTGTTGTTTCCGCCCGATCCTCCGTTTCCTCCTCCGGGAATACCGCCAACAGTGTTCGAAACACCAGAGATAAGGTTACTTCCTGCTTTGGCTATACCGCTTCCGATATTCTTCACGGCTGATCCTGCACCGATCAGGGCATCGACGACAAAGTCAGGTAGTATTCCTTTGAACGCCTCGAAGATTGATGAGCCTACACTGGTCAAACCGTTGACGATTGTAGCGACAATGGACTGCCCTATGCCGGCAATCTTGCCAGGTATGCTCATAATGAACGAGACGATGTTTGCTACCATGTCAGGTATTATTGAGTTACCCACGATAGCCTTAGCCAACTTCCCGAAGAAACCGACCACACCTTTGAATATTTGCTTTCCTATGTTGAGAAGCCCTTTGAGCAAGCCCATGAAAATACTGACTCCTTTACTGACAATAGATGATACTATACTGATTATCTTATCACGGAATACGAATATGATACCTAACAAAGCACCGATGGCCGCTCCTGCAAGAGCTAACGGTAGTAGCACACCACTCGCTATGACTGCGCCGATGCCAGCTATGACAGCGATTATTGTTCCAGCCACGGCAGCAACTTTCTTGCCGAAGCGTGCGGCAATAGAAGTCACGAGCTTGAATCCTACCGCTATACCACCTATCAATGATCCAATCATTGAAAGAACTCCCAAAACGCCTGTCTGAAGAATGCCAGCTAACAAGGTCAGGAATGATGACAGCGCACCGCCGACCGTGGTCAAAACAGAAATAATTGTAACTATGGGTGAAGCAAGAATAGTTAACAACGAACCGAAGGCAGCCACTGCGGCAGCGGCCAGCAAGAAGTTTCCGATAGATTCACGAACACTCTCATCAAGACCCATGATGAACTCTTGGAAGTCAAGCACAATATCTAAGACGTTCAACGCCGAAGGCAGGAAGAAAAACCGCAAAGTGTTTCCAAGAACCTCAAAGACTCCTACTGCGCCCAAGGCCCCAGCCGCAAGCCCTCCAAACACAAATGCAAGAGTTAGTAATGTGAACTGCAGACCAAGTAAACGCATCTGCAACTTTTGAGCTGACGGTGCGGCCCGGCCGAGTTCCCTCGTAAGTGCGCCCGTCATACGTGCTGTGTTGGACATCCCTCTGCCAGCACGACCTAGAGAACCCCCTAGTTTCTTCGTGAGCCCTGCCATAGATTGTGTAGCTGGTGCAGCTCTATCGAGAGCCGTCCTGAAAACCGGTATAGAACGGGCAAGTCTCTGGAATTTCATGTTGGCGGTCTCAAGCCTAGATCTGTCAAGGTTCTCAACAGTCTGTACATTTATTCCTTGAGAGGCTGAGGAAACTTCATCAAGACCTGTGGTCACATCAGAAATGCTGCGCACTGCCTCTTGTGCCCCAGCGCTTAACTCTGATAGAGGAGTCCCTTCTACTAGCTTTGCCGTATCGAAGCTGTTTGAGAGACCATCGTTGAGAGTATTTAGGTTTCTTGGTTCAGGAGTGAGATTATCTGAGACGGTTGGAGATGGTATTTCGAACCTGCTTGGATCGAAGTCATCCTTTAGCATGTCCGCCGGACTTCTCATCTCGCCGAAGCTGATATTTATAGGTGTACCGTTTCTCAAACGCCTCAGGGCGGCGGCAGTTTGTGCAAGCACCTCTTGCTTATCCTTGAACTTACCGTCCGCACCCCTAACTTTGCTGCCTCCTTCTTCAAAAGATACATCTAAATTAGCCTCAGCTAGGGCGTTGTCTAACTTATTGACGCTTGCACGTAGCTGATTGAACTCCTGAACCTGTCTGAGGAACCCCATACTGCCCGCCATCTGGGCTTCAGTCTTACCTAACTCTTTTCGGAGTCTCTTGAAGCCGTCCGAATCAAGACGGGTCTGGATGTCTATGTTGAGCTCTTCTCGAAATGCCATTCTTCTAGTTGAAAGTCTGGTTCTTCATGCTTTGTTTCGCCTTCTGTTTTTTCCTCTGCTTTTCCTTCTCTTCTTGATGCTCTTTCAGGAGCTCAAGATATGCAGCCAGTGTCTTCAGGGGCATCCCACGACGCCTGACCATCTCTGTGGACTCTACCTTTCTCTTACCCACGATGTAGTCCAGAATCCCTCCAAGTGGTCCTTCTCTGTCTACCTTCTTCACGAAAGTGACTGGTTCCTCGTATCCGAAGATCTCTCTGTGGTTCATCCCTCCTTCTTTCACAAGCTGGTAGACGGCTTCAGCCAGATCCCCGTCAGGGACTTGGTTACCTACCGACTCCAGCATCTGTCGTCTCTTTATGCTTCTGGGGCTGGAAAATCCTTATCAGACATATCTACGCCATCGTTCCAGCCGAGTGAAGATACAAGCTTGTTTATCAGTACAGGAAGCTTACGAACGAGCAATCCGTTGATGAATTTCTTCGCCTCTTCGTTTTCCTGTTGTCTTGATTCGTTCAGACTCTCAGGCTCCTTCTCTCTTACATCATCGTAGTAAGGAAGGTAAGTTCTGTAGAGAATCTTCTCGAATGTGTCTGTCAGTTTCTCAACATCTTCTTCCGAGATGTCCTGACCGCCTTGACCGCCCATGGACATCATAGGTACGATATCCTCTACCCTGACGTCAAGTTCAAGCTCTTCGCCTTCTATCTCGATTTTGATGGGTTCGTCCATCGACATGCCTTCAAATTTGTTTTCTAGTGTCATAGATCGTAGTAAACCTCTTCAAATATCGTGTTTTCAGTCGCCAAGTGTTGGCGTTAAGTCATCATCTTCATCGTCCGTGGATTTGCCTATCATTGCTTTCAACGCGGCAACTTCGTCCTGAAGCTGCGATACACGTTCCTGAAGGATGTCCACGCGACCGAACTTATCCTCCTTCAGTGATGCCATGGCGTCGGCCATGACCTTCCAAACATCGTCGTCGTAGTGAAGCTTCGCCATTGAGATGTAATCGTTTTTGAGCTCCGTAGGTACATCGTAAATCTTGAAGTCAGTCGGATTCTCCGGCTGCCAAACTTCGTTGTCTTCTTCTTCTGTCATAATAGTATGAACTCCCCGAAGGGGGAGTGTTGTTTTAAGGCGAGGGTGCTAGGTTGTCTTCAATGAACCTATCAGCCACTCTACAAAGTGCCGTACCTGTGATTTCTGCCGCTCCGTCTCCGGCAAGAGAAATCTCTCCCATCTGCTGGAAGATTGCGTTGTTCATCAGGTAATTCACTATCTCGTTGTCTGTGTCTGTTCCAGGATTAACCTTCTCTACCCTGAACAGGATTGCCTTGTTAGGACGGTTACCAATCGTGGTTCCGCCTTCGATACGTCTAAACTCACCGTTACTTGTGTCTGTGTCTGTAACTGTGGTTTCGGGCTCACCCATAAGCTCTTCGACAAGCGAGATATCTTGGAATCTTGCTGTAAACTCGATTTCCACAAGATCATGAGGGCTCTCTGTCATTACCTGTCCGCCAAACGTGTTCTGAACTTCAACACTGGCCTCAGGGTCTGTCAGAGTTATCTCAGTAAGAATCCCAGATCTGTCCTCTCCTGTAATCTGAGTGTCAAGAGTCGAGCTAGAATCAATAGTGCTGAGAGCAGGTCCTATAAGCACCTGTGCCTCACGACCGTGGAATACACGGTTATCTGCGTTTGCTGGTTGAGCTGATGCTGCTTCGTTATCTGCCATTATTCAATTTCACCTCCTTCGTCTGATTCTGTCTCTGATTTTTCTTCATCCGGCTCGTCGTCAATTTCCTGTGGTTCGTTGTCTTCTTCCAGCAAAAAACGTCTGTCTTCTCTATATCTCTCTATGTTGTCTATCTCTACGTCTTTTGTCTCTTCTGTCTCAATCCTAGTACCTTTGATCAGCACTGGATAATTTGAAACATTTGTTAGCTTCATAGTATCTCTAATCAAAAAATTCAGCAAGGCTGACCGAGGCCGCATTCTGTGATGACCTCATCCTCTTCCTCATTTTTCCGATAGCTTTTGTCACGGCAGGCTCCATGAAACTCCCTTCTTCCTTGTTGATTGGGGTGACCTCTAGTCTCCATGTGTCGTCGTAAATGCCTCTCATTTTTGCCCACTTGATGAGCTCCCTGTTCGGATTGTCACTCCTGTCTGTGTAGTAGGCGTAATGCGATTTCTTCGAGTACTCGTGCCATGCAGCATAGTTCGTATTATCGTCGCTGTAGGCGTTTGCCGTTACCTCGTACCTGACACCGTCGGCCGTGTCTCCTTTCTTGTGAGCGTCTACGTTGTCGTGCAGGTCTCCCTCAAATCTGTCGAACTTCCTGCGAACAGATTCTTTGATGGCGTCCTCAAGATCCTCTGCAAGCTCTTCGGCGGTCCGGTTCTCAATCCTAGAAGCGTTTTCGATAAACTGACCGGTGTTACCTTGGACCTTCCTTGTATTGCTCTTGAACTGTATGTTGAGGTTAGTTACTGCCATTATACGTTAAACTCGAAACCTGCGGAAACGGTCGCAGTGTATTCATGGATTTTAAGGTCGGCTCGCTGTTGTGTCAGTACGCTCTTGGACGTATCCGTGACGCTGATGTTGTACAGTCGCACGCTCTTGAGATCAGTATTGTTTCTCAGACACGCAACCGCTTTCTCCACAAACTTTGGTGGGTGTTCGGCACGGGTGTCGTAGACAGTGATGTCGATGCTCAATACCGACTCCGTACGGCGGAACCCGATGATGCTCTCGTCGAACTCAGGTGTCATCAAGATGCCTATCGGGTATCGGTCCTCATCCTCAATGATTTCTCTGTCGGGATAGCTTCCTAGCCAGTAGTTGCCACTCTCTGTTTCATCCAGTTCAATAGTATCTCCTCCTAGGTTCTGGATGGTTCTAACATTCTCGTTCAGCACTCCGAATACCTCACTGAACGTATCCGAAACCAAAGTGGCTTTCTGTACCATAGTTGCTCTACCCGACACGGGTCAACTGAGAACCAGTCCACTCCGACACGGAGTCATCTGTCCTCTGATAAGAAGTCACGACTTTAGTCGCATTTATAAGAATTAACGTGTCTTGGTCCGTACAAGCTGAACCTTGTCACGGTTCAACGCGGTGTCGCCCTGGAAGCTGCCACGTACCTCAACCTCGTACTCTCCGAGAGGTAAATCTTCTGTAGTCTGCCAGTCGTACTTGAACTCGGTGTCGCTGATCTCGTCCATCTCTTCATTCTCCACGACGTCGCCAGAAGACAGATCTGTGATCTCAATATCGACATCATGGTCGCCGTTTGTGGCATCCGGCTCTATAATATTGCCTTCATCGTCTCTGAAAACCGTCTTGAATCGGGCCGTGTCACCAGCTTCATACTCTTTTATTATAGGCATAGTTTGAACACGGGTTTAACTCGTTTTTAAGTTTTTTCCAGCCCAGCCTCAGAAACAGTCTCCTTGTCCAGTTCAGCCACGGCCTTTCTGACGGCGGAAAGATTCGTTATGGCCTTCTGCAGTTTGTCTATCTCGACCGTCTCTGCAAGATCCAAGGCTGGTTCGAACGATGTAACTACATCATCTATATTGAGAAGCTCCTGTCGCTGCTTGGCTATGAGAAGCCGTATGTTGTCGACAAGGGTTATTGACTCTTGTACTGGTCGAAGCAATCTCTTACTGAATACATCTAGCGGCGAGATGCTCGCTGAAAGCCCACGTAACAACTTCGCCTCGGAACGAACTTTATCAGAGGATAGTATAGCCTCTACAATTACTCGGGAAAGATCTACGGCTTCAGTATCATCAGGAATTATGGCCTCCGCTAATTCACGTAATAACTCAGCCTCAGTTTCGACTGTGTCATCTAGCTTCGCTCTTTCTGTAAGAGGCTTGGCTATATTCTTTATATCCGAGTCAGCTAGGTCGAGTGTCGCTGATAATCTGCGTAGAAGCTCTGCAACTGTTTCGACTCTATCTTCTACATCTACCTCCTCATTTCTCACAAGGTTTGTAAGGCTCTGTGTCTCATCTAAGGCATTTACGTCCTCTAATACCTGTCTGGATAGAATCTTAGAGAAAACATCTTGGATAGATTGTGACTCAGATAGAACCCTCTGTAAAAAGAGTTCTTCTTGATCTGAGAGAGTCACGGCTTCGGCGACAGACCTGAATAACGCATTACGAGAATCATCTGAAAGGACCACGGCTTGAGCCACGACTCTGAAAAGTTCTGCCTCAGTCTCCACATTATCCTCTGTAACAATATCTTGGCTTACAACCTTACCTATCTCCCTAACATCAGAGTCACCAATGTCAAGCGAGGCGGAAATATCTCTCAGTAATGTTGCAACAGTCTCAACTTTGTCTTCCGGTTGAATGCTTTCAGATTCTACCACACGGGCGGTCTTCGACACGCGGTCCTCTACGCGGAATGAGTCGTCTACAACAAGGTCAACAGACTTCCTCACGGTATCCGCAACATCAACTAATTCATCGAGACCTCTGAACAGGCTGGCTTGAGTCCTGACATCGTCTTGGAGCGCTGCCGCCTCAGAGAGAACTCTTAACAACTTTACATCGGCGTCATCAGAAGAAACTATGTCCTCTGCGAAGTTTCTGAACAACCGGGATTCGGAGGCGGCACTGTCTGACAGCACCTGTGTTTCCGACAGCGGTTTTGCCAACTGCTGTATATCAGAGTCATTCAAATTCATTGATGCTGTGAAAGCTCTGAGGAACTCAGAGCTCGTCTCAACGTCGTCGCCTACATCACTCGTTTCAGATAAAAATCTCGATAGAAGGTTTCTCAAACTGTCGTCAGGCTTCACCGACTGTAGGATATTTCTCGAAACAAGCACTTTTTCTACATCTTGTACATTTACAGACTCTTCCAGGAACTTGATAACTGAAGTCGTGGCATCTATATCAGTAGGAGTCACTTTCTCGGAGAAAGCTCTCAGAAGAGTCGCCTTCGCAGAAGCGTTGTCCTGAATATCTGACGATTCTATCAAACGTATGGCTCTTACAGAAAATGAAGATATGCTGTCATTTATATTAGGAGCTTCTGTTAGCTGTCTAAATAGCTCTGACTCTGACGCCACATTATCCGAAAGAGGAACGCCTTCAAGAATGGATAGTGCGAGCTCAAATTCTTCAGAATCGTTCAAAACGATATCTTCAGATACAACTTTAAGCAGACGTGATGTCTGTGTATCAGACAGAGGGATGTTTTCCGAAATATCTCTGAAAAGCTCTGACTCTCTATTTACTACATCATCAGTTGATGCTGACTCAGAAAGCTGTCTGAGAAGTCTTACCGACTCACTGTCTATCACACTTGCTTGTTCAATAATACTTCTGAACAGTTCGGACGATGATGTGGCATTGGATGACGTAACAACAGACTGTATTTTCAGAATTGATACCGTCTTACTTAAAACATCGTCAAGAGATATGCTCTCTTTCTGGCTACGCTGTAAACTGGATACTGGTTGAACAGAGTCGTTTACAGACTCACTCTCCTGCACAACCTTTGAAAGAGACTTCCTGAAACTGTCCGAAGGATTTACGGACTCGCTTCGCTTAAGAGACGTAACAACGTTAGCCAAGTCATCCGTCTCAATTTGCTCGTTTCTATCCCTGAAGAACTGTGCCTCTCTGACAGCGGTATCTTGGACAATAGGTGATTCTTCAAGCGGTTTTGAGATTTGTTTGATGTCTGCGTCACTCACAACAAGCGAGACATCAAGTGAACGTTTGAGGTCCGAGACGTTTTCAACTGTGTCAGACAAAGATTCAGCTTCTGTAAGCTCTCTTAAAACACTCTTATTGAAGTCGTCATTCACACTCACTGTCTGAGTTTTCACAGCTCTAAGAGACTTCTTTACGTCTGTATTAGGCACCACAACCTCATCAAAAATTCTTTCTAAGCTTGCGTCTTTATTAATTTGCGCAACGGCGTTGAGTGTTTCGCCGAAACTTCTGAACAACTTTGAAAGGGGTTCTAGCTGTTCTAGTAATGTAACTTGTTCGCTCCTGTCTCTCTTTAAATCTGCCTCGCTATTTATCAATATGTTGTTACTTAGGGATTCATTCTGTACTCTAAACAGGTCAGCGACATTATTAACTTGTGAATCGGTTACTAGGGCTTCACTTTGAGGTGATGAGAATAAGAATACAATTACATCATTAGGAATCACAGATTCAACTCTCTGTCTGAAGTATTCTGTGTCGCGGACAAAAGAATCACTTGCTGGTAATGTTTCTTGGACATCCTTGGCAACCTGTTTTAAATCTGAGTCACTCACGGTAGTAGACGCAGTTTGAACGGCTTCGACCTGTTTAGTCACTAGGTCTGGGAAGTTACCCGCACTGTACTCCGAAGTACCTCCGCTGAACTCTGAGACGAAGAACTTTCCGCCGGCTCTGACGTCTGTAGCATCACCGCTGAAAGTAAATCCGGCCGGCTCCGATTCATCAAGTGAGAAGTTTGTAACAGGGTCAAAGGAGACAGATGTTCCAAAGTCAAAAGAGCTATTGAATTTATAGGCATAGGCGGTTGCACTGTTTCGTCCTGTGATAAACATTCTTTTCCCATTCGGACTGAAAGCCACACCTCTGGGGTTTGAATCAGCTCTGTCAACGGAGAAGCTCTGACTAAATGAGGCTGTTGACAGATCAAATGCCGTGTTGAGAGAAAATTTTGACACGGACTGATTATCTTCATTTATCAAAAACAATGTGTTCCCGCCGTTGGCAAACTCTAAATCAGCAAACCTTGTATTCTCCCCTAGAGTTGTCTGAAATGTAGGATTACCAATATCAAATGGCGTAGCTAGATTATACTCAGCAACGTTTACACCTACCGAATCAACTATAAATAGTTTGTTTCCGGAGTCACCAAACTCTGCTGCACCAGCTCTGTCAAGGTCTGTAGCAGTAAAAGTCTTCTGGTTGCTGGCGGTGGAAACATCAAAAGGCGTTGACAAAGTATATTGATATAGTGTATCTGTGTCAGAATCTCCTCCTATAAGCACTGTACCGTCGTCGCTAAATCCGACCCCGCTGTCAATATTTAAGCTACTTATGGAGTTTCTTGACGCACCGTCAAGCCTGAAGGGTGCATCTGCGTTTGCGATGTCTACAGCTTCAGTTAAAACCTGGCTAATAGTCTTGGCGGAGGCAATGTTGTCAACAAATGAGACAGACTCGTTTACTGACGCAGTTATAACGCTAGAGAGGTCATCGCTAGAGAGGTCAAACTGTCTTTCATCATATTGAGCAGAATCAAAAAGCAAAGATCAATCCACCTTTTCAATAGTAACATTTGCATTTAGCACATCTGTTTCTCTACCTCCCTTTTCCTCGTTAGAAAATACCTCCAGACTATCGTTTTTACTCAGGTCTAATATGTGGGTGTTTCCAACGCCGTTCTGGTCTCCCGTTCTATCATTCCTAATGTAACACCTACACTCCGTCTCAGGTGTAAGGTTGTTAGAATTTACTCTAACAAACGATTTCATTATCTGTCTTCCTCCTCCTCCAATCTGTTTAAAATTGGTTGTATAACTTATTCTATATCTTCCTGCTTCGTTCACCGTTATTTTAGAGTCAGAGTTTTTTGTGAAGGGAGAGTCATTCTGCTCAACATTCTTGAATATATTTACAGCCACACCATTTTCTGCTCCTCCCTGCTGATTATTCAAATTTGATACGAATATGTCGCTAGAAGTGTTTAACGAATTTATCTCATTTTCTAAAGAGTTTATCTCAGTAACTAACGGGTCATAAGTTCCCTTAGTCCATCTATTAGCAATTGCCGTTCCATCACTAAAACTTTGAGCTGTTGTGTCTTCTTGACCACGAAATACGCTCTTGAGAGTGTTTCCGCTTTTTTCATTGACACTAACAATCTCTCTCTTGTTGCCTTCTTCTAAACTTGCTAGAAACGGAGGACTCGGAAAAACAGATGCGTCTTTTACATCAATACTATCACTATTGGTTGAGATAGAACCGTTTAAACTGGTCTCTGCTCTATTGTCTACGTTTACAAATCCTGAAAGTCTTTTCTTTTCCGTAGAAGCATTCAAGGTTAAAGAAAAACTTGTGGTACTTGCAATATCTTTTGTTGCTGTGAATTGCTCTCCACTCCAACTAAAGAAAACCTTTCCTCCCTTGTCAGAGGCATCAAATCTACCTAAGATTTTATTTGGTGTTGTCTTAGAATCCATAACCGACACTTCATCAACGATACCATTGAAGTGGTCACCATTCACACCATTAGCACTTCCTCGTCCAATATTTAATTCAAGTCCTGATAAATCCAGGCTTCCACCCGTTCCTTGGCTTTTATTAGTAGTTGTGCTTTGCTCGACTCCATCAACAAATAATCTGACTCCTTGTGGTCCATTTCCTTTAGACGTATCTCTTATTGCATCTATCTTATGTATTCCAGAAGAAAGCGTATTAGTTGTTGCTACTTGGGTGGTGCTTGCGTTTGAATCTGTAAATCTTAATCTAAAATTACTTGCACCAAAATCTATATAGGCGTGAGGATTACCGTTAAACGAGCCTCCTGACGGCCCTACAACCGTTCCACTTGGTGAACCACCAATATCTACCCATGCCGATATGGTAAAATTAGATGTGTTTGGCATAACATCACCAAAATCAATAAAGTCGTCAATTCCGTCAAAGTCATATCCGTCCTCAAAAACAGCAGATACAAGGTCAGGTCCGTCTATTGTACCGTCATTGTTATTATTTGTAGAATCATTTGCATCTCCATTAAGATGAACTTTGGTTACGAAACTATCTGTTGAACTAGCCCAAGGATTATTCCCAACGCCTCCTGTTGCATAATTAGTTCCGTCACCTGAACCTAAACCGATTACAATTTGGTCGTTACTATTCGAGTTCCAAGCCCCATAGACCCAAATCCATGCCTCTTGATTGGTGTCGTCAAAATATCCAAATTCATAATCCCTTGTAGTATCTTGGTCACCTTCAGTTATTACAAGTTCAGACCTTGAGTTAATATCATTGGTAAAAGCTGCATCTCCGTTGCCAGAATTTGTTGAGCTGTTTCCCCAAGTCACCTTAACAGGGACTACAAGATTTAATCCTGTAAAACTTGTACCATCGCTTAAGCTGTTTATTGAACCAGCTTGCCTCTTATCCCAGTCATTTATGTCTACTGTCGCCATTCAAATACCTCATAAAGTCCAGACATTTCCTAAACTACATGGTTTACTTTCATCAGAACCATGTTTACAATCATGAATCCTTAATCTTGCCTGTTCAAAAGCTGACGAATTGTTTTGAATGTAGTTTTTAATCCAGTCAAATAAGTTATTTCCGTCCTTTGCCAATCCACATTCAACTACAACTCCGAGAGTATAAACTGTTTTTATCTCTCCATCACTTACAGTCTTAGAACCTGTATTAACATTTCTTTCATTTATTTCATAGTTGCCACTATCGAGCTGATTCTTAATGTCTGTTTGTTTTGAGTCAGCAGTAGTAGAATCAACAAGCTCGCTGTCAAGCTGTACAACTCTATGAGCCATTTTTTAATTACCTCCTCTTAAGCAAAAAAGGGTTTTAATCCTGGCTTCCTCCAATATTTGATACCTCCAATGTATTTATCTGACTTAAATCTCGTGACTGACTCAAAGCACCGTTAAAGAATAGGTGGTCAGTATTACTTGAGTCACCTGTCTCATCAGAGGTAAAGTTCACGACTGTAAAGTAAGCATCTACAGTCTGAGAGTTTCCTGATACATCAAAAGTCTGAGTCGGGAACGTAATCACAGCATCAGTACCCGAGGTATCAACAGTAAGATTTGCAGCAGACTCACTCTGCCTAGCATAAGTATTAGCAGTATTCGGTTCTGAAGTAATCGCAGCCAAATCACTTGAATCAGTAAGGCTGTCAGTAGAGTCATTATACAATCCTACATCAAAAGATTTACCGCTTGTTTTAATCAAGTCAACTACAAATTCTTCGCCTGTTTCAACCAAGTTAAAAGCCATTTTTCAAAACCCGTTATAGTATGTATGGGTTACTTTCACATAAAAAACTTACTGAGGGTCGTCCTCCTCAGCATCCGCCACAATCTGAGCAAACTCAGTCAAATCAGTCTTCCTGTAATGACTGCAAACATACTCCGCAGACACATACACATCCACGCCTTTCTCACGTAGCTTCTGGGCGAAATAAAAGTCCTCTCCGAGCTTTAATGTACCGTCCTCGTTGTACATGAACTTGAACCATGGAGGCTGCATCTCCTCGAAAATACTTCTATGCACCAATAAACAACCTGTGCCAACTCCGTCGACCCCGATCAGACCATCCTCGGTCACTTCATCGTTGAACTCGTCGAGGCTGATGCGTCGAAGCTGTCCATCATCGCGTTCTTTAACAATAACTGGATGCGGCACACCCTCTTTCTTGATAGTTACAGTACCAGAAACAACTTTCTCCCCGTGGTCGACCATCTTCAGGATGTCGCCAGGAGGCACAACATCGTTGTCAATCATCAGCATCCACTCATTGTCCTCGTCATCAAGAAAGTCTTTCACCATCTTGTTGCGGTTAGCATCAACCGGTTGAAGGTAATTGAAAGAAACTTTCAAGTTGTAGTCGCCGGACTCGGGCATGTTCTCCGAGCCGACCTTGTGTATAAAGTTTGCAAGCTCTGCGTTGATTTGTGAAGCCGCAGAACGGTTTGGAATAGCTAAAACTATGTTCTTTGTTTCGTCGTCCGTCATTGTAGTATACACTCTTTCGAAAAAATGTAAATAGTTTACGTAATCACTTTACTGGATTTCTACATCCCATGTAATCTCCAATGTGTCGCTCGTCTGAACGTTGACAGTTGAAATAACCTGTCTAGCTAGAAGGTCGTCACTGACGCTTTCGAAAGCAGTAGCTTCCCTGACAGTCGCTGAATTACCTGTAAAGGTTCCGACTAAAGTCAGTGTGCTGCCGCTTACCGATGCGGTTAGACCTGTTGCAGTATCAACTGTGGTGCCTAGGCTTCCGTCGCCGTCTGAGAACGCTGTAGAATCTGAACCGATTCCAACTCCGTCGTAACGATTTCCTCCTGTCCCAGCTCCTATCAGCTTTGCAACGTTGTTTCGAGCTTCGCTTGGTACTCCCATATCTAATTTTTCACCTCGTAGTATTGTTTAAATCTTAAATTCCTGTGACTCTACCTGCTTCTCATTACCGTCCTCATCAATCACACGGGCTGTTATCTCTCCCTCCATGTTCACATCCTGAAGCAGTCCTGAGGGGGTGTCGCCGTCTTCAAGCTTGTTGTGAAGCTTTTCTAGCAGTTCTATCTTATCCTTTTTTGGCTTCTCTTCAAAGTTGTCGAAATCTATGTCTTCTTCTGTCATTTTCTTGATGCACCTACCTCGATGTGTCCTTCACCGGCTACGGCGTATCTCTGGACATCTTGGATTCTGTATTCCTTATCTTGGAAGACTAGGATGTTACCTTCTTCGATGTTTTCGAACCCTGCGGGTATGTACGCACGCAGATCTCCGGAATCAAAGTTACCCTCTGTGACCTCCTCTCTTTCGTCGGAAAGGAGCTCAAATACTCCTGTAATCTTCTTTTCAGTTACGGATTCGTCCGCGTCACCGTATCTGTTAATATCGCTTTTCTCAACGACTTTGAGGGTCGCCCTCTCTTCGCCGGTAGACTTAACTATATCGTCTATATAGCTCATAAATTAATCTCACATTAAAAGATTTTCACTGCCGTCAGTAATAACTTGCGCTATCACAGGCAGAAATTAAGATATTCTGTGATTTTCCCTTACTGTCAAAATCGTCGTTCAAAAGACCTTCGGAGTATGCTTCACGTCGAGCCTTATTCCTGAAGTATGATTTGTGTACCTCAATGAACAGCTTTGGTAAGACCTGCGCTATAAATATACCAGCCGCCACGGCCGGAAGCTGTCCTGCAGGAACCTCTGTCAGAAAACTCGTCACTGCGGTTGCGGATGCACTTGATAGTATAGATACAACTGTGTTCAAGACTATGCCTTTATAATCTATTTGATATCTCTTACGAGCCTGTTTGAGCGCCTCTTTTTTCTTCTGTTCGCTAATAGACGCCACCTCCTCCATCGTTCATATTGTTCAATGCACCTCTGACAGTGTTCTCGTTTTCTCCTGACTGAATAACTTGGGTCTGGTTGATTCGTCTGCGAGTAGCCATGTAGTTCTCTCTCATGATGCGTGCACCTTCGGACTGACTGTTGATCGTGACGTTGCCTATGCTGAAGTCCTTGAGCTTGGATGCCTCGATATTCGTGAAGGCGTAGGCGGATGTAAGCTGTGCACATGCTGTCTCGATTAGAGGGTTTGGTCCTCCTGTTTCAAAGTCCGTGCCCTCGTAGCCGTCTTGGTCAACAGGTGATAACACGTAAGAAACATAAAGCTCTCCTTGATCAAGTGCCGTGCCGTCGGCGAGTTCAACTGAGAATCTACCGACCTCTCTATCTTCGAGAACTACGTTTAAATCCTCTACCCTCTTGTCGTCATCCTCTATGAAAAATACCTCTAGGTCAGAAGCATTTACTCTGCCGTCATCGTTTTTATCACCGACCTGCAACTCAGATCTGTGAGTTCCCTTGAGGTGAAAGGTCTTGTTTTTTCCGTTGATATTATTGTCCTTTTCGCTTGACAACTGTTCGAATATTCTCTCGTCCTGACGCTTCTGGTTGATATCCTTGTTGAGCTCAGAGGTCGCGACCTCATCACGCAAGTCTCTAATCTTCTGATCGCCGATATCCTGTGAGTCTAGGCCAGAAATCAGGCGAACCTTGTTTACCGAACAGTATGTCATTTTATTCTACCTGCTCAAGTAAAGACTCAGCCCTAGTCTCCCCTATGCCCGAGATATCTGACAGTGATTCAACGTCTGCCTCTTCTACAAAATTGCTGTAATCTCCGTAAACCTGTCTGATTTCGTCTGCCAGTTCATCACCGACACCTTTCAGATCCTCATATTTTCCGTCGGTGTCAGAGGTTTCAACCTCTCTATCGCCATGTATTTTTCGAGCAACCTCTGTGGCTTCTTCAGTTCTACCATCTCTCAGAGCCGAAGCATACTCCTTTTCTAAATCGTGTGTCATAGTATTGTTTTGTGCTAGCTATAAAAAGAGTTTGAAGGGTGTGTTCCCTTTGTGTGTTATCTCCTGTCGTCGTTGAAAGCTATGAAGCCGACATCTACATCTGATGAAGCGCCAGTTCCCAGCGTAAAACCGTTCTGGTCTTTACTGACTACAAAAACGTTTGCGTCAGACTGAGCGGTGGCGACAACTTCAGGCTCGCTTTTCATCGAACGATTAAAAGCAAAGCTTGTATCAGCTCCTCCGGAAAGAGTTACAGCGCCAGCTCTTAGATTCCTGGTCTGAACTCCTCCTTTGCTAAAGCTTGCATCTCCCATTTTAATTTTTCACCTCTTAGTATTGGTTATATTGTGGTTTTGGCGTGTACCGTTCGGCCTTCGGCTCGACATTGCCATCCTGATTGGATACAGGCGTTGACTCCGTGGTGTCCGAGCTCACGCTTTCGCGTCTGGCCGCCCCACCCAGATAAATGAAAAACGGTCGGGGATAAAGGGTATAGTGGCTTCGCCAAGAGACTTACGTAGTTTTGCCTCAGGGCGTCACCGGAAAGTCAGACTAGGTTTTTACGCCTTTGTCTGAATCAAGCTAAGAGCGTCTGGCTGGACTGTGTTCGTTTCGAACGCGTGATCGTAGTAGATCCTCTGTGCGTTCTCTTCCCTGTTGTACTGCATGTCCATGTTCGGAAGCTCCTTGTAAGCAAGAAGCGGTCCGACTGCACGGCCATCAGGTCCTTCTCCAACTAGGTAAGCGAACTCATCTCCTGCGTCATCTCTGACAGCTGCCTGTGTCTTCATAACTGAGACACCTAGGTACTGTCCAATCTCTCCTTCCATAACTACTTCGTCATCTCCGTACTCGGAAGCGTTTGTGAACTGAGAGTCTTTTCTGAGATCATTAATCTGTGCAGGTGATACTATGAGGAATCTTGGTGTGTAGTTATTACGTTCGACGTTCTCCATTGCATCAGCAATAGCTTCAGGTGTAAGCTCTCCTGAGCCAGTCTGATCAACGACATTTGCTGCAGGTGTTGCGTCTACAATCTCATCACGGATTGCTAGGTCAACGTCCTCTGCGATCTGTTGAGTTACCGCATTACGCGCTTCCTCAACAAGATCAATGTTCGTTGTCATCATAGCTTGCTTACTTATCTCGATACCGCCTGAGACAAACGAATCTGCCGTAATAGTTGTCTCAATGGTGTCAAGATTCTCAAGCTGCTGGTAGGTTCTGTCTTCTCCCTCAACTGACTGTTGATCAGTCAAGTCAAGGTGACCTGTCGTCCTCGGAATCTCCAAGGTGCTGTCTCCAACATCAACAAGGTCATCATAGACTGAAGCAACTCTTTCGAACACTCTTCTTTCTTCAGCGTCTCGAATTACTCTTTCGAGGAACTCAATCGCTGTAAAGTCGGAAAGATTGTCTCCTGCGTTCGTGGTGGTGCCTGTAGTTGTGGCTCCGCCTGTTGCCTGCAGTTCAGCTACCTTCTCTGAAAGCCTCTGCCTATCTTTGGCTTTCTTTCCTTTTGCCATTCTTGTCATTGGAACATCATCTCCTTTGTTGCTGAAACTCCGCTATCAGAGTTCATCTGTGAGAAAATCTGGGCGTGAAGTTCTTCGTCAGAAAGCTCTGATACTTCCTCACGTAGGTCTTCTGGGCCCTCCTCATCGCCTGATGCCTGAGTAGCTCTCTGAGGGTTGGCTACCTTCTCAGATAGTTCTTCAACTTCCTCATCTTTCTCCTCAAGCTTCTCTTCAAGGTCTGAGATTTTTTCCTCGAACATCTGTGTAACTTCGTCGATCTTTTCCTCGACATCTTTGTTCGATTCTTCGAATTTCTCAGCAGCCTCTGATAGACTCATATCTGGATTTTGCTTCCGGAACTCCTCAAACTCAGAAAGTTCCGTGTCAGGAGCTTCTGATTCTTCGACGCTGTTTCCAGCCTCTTCTTCTTCCTCGTCTCCAAGTTCTTGCTTCAGAGAGTCGACGACTTCACTTTTGAAGTCCTCTAGCTCATCCGCTGTAACGTAGTCCTCAACAGTTTCTTCTTCCTGTTCGGAAGCTTCTTCTGCCTTCGGCTCTTGATTTTCTTCTGCCATAGGATTTTTCACCATAACATCTTTTTCGCTGCTCTCGGATTCACCCTTCTTCGGGTGACCGTCAGGGAGCAAGTCATTATCTTGTGTGTATGCGTCATTCTCGGGGTTACCGTTCCTGACTAGATATAGAAATGCGTTCACTCGGGCCATCGACCACTGTTGTGCTGACATACCTGGTCTGTGCGTATCTTCGTACGCGCCCATTCCTCTGTTGTATACTTTCTTGAGCATGGTCTTGGTGACCTTCTTACCTTCTTCGTCGCCATGCTTCTCGTTATGTTCTTCTACCTTGCTTTCGATAGCCTTCTCTTGACTGTCGCTAATTAGCTCCATAGTATCTTCATTTTCGATGGCGTCACTGATCGAGTCGCTGATTTCATCTTGATCCTCCTTGTCAGGATCAAACTTTCTGACTGGTGAGGCGTTTGTAATATCTTCAAGCCTCTCATCACTGATAGCATCATCGCTTGGTGTATTCCCCCACGGTCCGACTTCGTCCATATCCTTTCTGCGGACGTCCCCGGTAGGGTGCCATACGCCGTCATCGTCCTGAACATACATTCTGATGTCGACCTTCAGTTGACCGTCCTCGCTGTCTGGCTCAATTACACGAATGACTTTACCGTGTGCTTCGAACCCTTCCTCCGGTTCCCACTGTACCCAGTCGTCTTCTCCGACGGGCATGTCCTCTGCCATATCAACCTCGTCAAAGCTGGCGTCCTCGAAGTTCGAGTTTGCCATCTCTGTCAACATCTCCTGTACCTCCAGTACTGTGTCGCTGTCGATGCCTTCAACCTGAGATGCTCTTGCCTTCGCGTTTCCGAGTGCGGAAAGTGAGAGCTCTCCATCTGGGAATACTACAGGCAGTGAAAGGTCGCCGTAGTTTTCGGCCGGGAAGCCGGAACTTGATAGTACAAATTTTTCTTCAATCATCTCTTTCTCGTCGTCCGGAAGCTCTGAGTATGTGTCCTCCGAAACGTCAAAGTCCTCTAGGTCTGGTCTGGACCAATCTCTTTCTGGTGCCAGTCCGTCAAACTCTGGCTTGTGTACTTCGTAACTCATCTCCTGCATAGAGACGAATCTGTCGTCACCGAAGTCTGCGTCAAAGTTGCCGTTTGCAAGGTTGTCTGTAAGTTTCTCTACACGCTCGATCTCGCTGTCCTCGATACCTGATACCTGTGACACGCGAGACTTTGCTTGCTGTAGTGCGCTTCTGTTGAGCTCTCCTTCAGTAGTCACGACTGGAAGAGCGTAGTCTGTGTACTGGTCTGCAGGGAACCCTGACTTACTGACCAAAAAGTGCTTGCCGATCGCGGTCTTCTGTTCTTCAGATAGTTCACTGTAGTTGCTGTGACCGACAAAGTCCTTCAGGGAAGGTGCGTCAAACTCGCTGTCGCCTACTTCTCTGTACTTTGGTCTGTGTACACTCAGGTCCTCAAGTACGCTTGTGATATCTTCGTTCAGCCAAGTCGTCTTGACCGCAGGATTAATCACAAGTGAAAAGTTCTCGAACTCGAAGTCCTGCATCTTGTTCTGGTCGTCGACCATGCCGTCAGCCTTTGGCGATACTCCGAAAGGAGCACCGTATTCTAGGTTCATGGCCGCTTGCTTGTCTGTAATCACGAGATCGCTGACTACATCGTCTCCTTCCATTCTCACGTTCTCGACTTTACCGACGTACATGTCAGCGGATCTGTCGTCGTGATCGTAGAAAAGAGATGCGTTTGGTGGATTCTGGTCGCCAGGTTGCTGGTCCATATTGAAATCTGTACGATTAACTGCTTCTCTGAGCTCCTGTGCCGTCCACTGTAGTCCGTTCCACTGTCCCTCGCTCAATACTGTAGCATCTTCGACGCGATACGGAACAGATACCTCGCTCTCAAGATCCATGACCTCATCGGCCGAGAGCTTTGTTACAGACTCCATACTAAGACCGGAAATTAGTCGCATTTATAAAATTTTGTTAGGCTGTCTATACGACATCAAAGTCATTCTGGTATCTCCACACTGTTCGCTTTGCGACACCGACTTCATCTGCGATGACCGGGCGTTCTTTGCCCTCTAGTGAAAGTTCTACAATCTTTCTGATCTGTTTTACACTGACCTCCCGACTTCCAACAGGTCTTGCCATCAGGAAACACCCATCGGGTTCGGGACCATGATGGCATCGTCTCCGTAAAGTGCCTCGTAGTCCTTGATCAGGACGCCCTCGCTGGAGTCCAGAAGTCTAAACAGTTTTACGGCCTCTTCCATCTCCTCACGCTCGGTGACCACGAGTGGCCTGTTCATCTTGACCGCAGAGTTGTATCTGAACTCGTTCCTCAGAATCTTGTATCTCGTAGGCCACTTCTCGCCTCTCATGTCCTCGCCGTCATAGAAAAGAACGTCGCTGGCATAGAAGGTCTTGTCATCGACATATCCTTCCAGTAGGAACTCGTTGTCTGCGATGACAGATGCCACGCGGTTGTCTACATCGTTCTCTGGCTCAAACGTCGCGTCCTTACCGCTGCAGTAAAATAGTGATTTTTCTCCGTCAACCTTTCTCTCAACCACATACTTATCTTTCAATTTGAATGGTAAATCGTCTCTCTTTCTCATTGTATTCTTTAGTTCTGCCATATCTGGTCTAGAGCGTCCTGTACGTTCTCGGAGACTTCTACGTTCTCTCCTCCTTCAATCTTGTGAATACTGACCGGATCAACACGGACGCCGTCGTTATCGCTATTTTCTGTCATTCTCTGTTGGTCGGCGTGGAAAACCTCAGCCGCCCTTCTCTCTTCACTCATCTCTTCCGGCACAACTCTGTCCGTCCAGTTGCTGTGCTGTGCGCCAGGCATGTAGTAGATTGTCGAGTCCTGAAGTACGTCTTCCGGGACTTCTTCCGGAGGCAAAAAGACCATAGGATGTAGATGTGTATCTTCGAGTCCGAGTTGCTTTGCCCTCTGCATAGCGTCCTCGTTGTTCTCATACAGGACCTGCTGTGGTACCGGAGATATCTCATAGTCCTCTTCAGCCACTTCGGCCCAGTCCGAGTGTTCGCCGCCTGCCATATTGTATACTGTTACGTCGTCCATCAGGTCGTCTGGTATCTCTTCTGGAGGTCTGAACACGACAGGGTGTCTGTGTACTCCGTCCAGTCCGAGCTCTTCAGCTCTCTCCATGGCGTCGCCACGGTTTTCGTAAAGTACCTGTTGCGGTATCGGAGCGAACTCGTAGTCGTACTTCTGATCTTCCTGAAGCTCCTCGACAGGATTATTCTTCACGTCTCTGATTGTCGGACTGATCTTGTTCTCCAACAGATTTATCATGTTTATCATCTGTGCCCGCATGTCTCTGACGTTGTCTAAGTCCTTCTCGCTCTCAAGGGCTACGGCGAGATCATTGAACTCACTCGAAAACATCTGCATGACGTCTGTCATGGTCCATGCGTGGTGTGCTAGATTTTCTGCTTCTTTTATGTTCCTACGTTCTTGTAGTTCACTACTCATAGTAATACCGTCAACTGGTTCTAAATCATTCTTTACTTCGCTGTTCGGTTCAGGTATGCTGTCAAAGGGATTGTACGCCCAGTTCAGAAGTGATATGGCCCACGGGCTCGGACAGCCATGCGTTCCCTCTCGGGGACTGTCTGGTCTCGCTCCTCTCATCCTGTTTATGAAGCTGATAGTTCTCTCGGCGTCGTCGTAGTCCTCTTCCGTCCAGTCTGATTTGTTTTTTGATAGAAGTCTTAGATTACGTTTTATTACTGCCTCTGGGTCCAGACTCGCCTCCCGACTACATGGGTTTTTACTCCACCTCGTAAGTTGGTTGGCGGTTATGTTTACTGTGTCGTCCCACTCGCTGTATATTTCATCTCTGTCTCTGTCCTCGTCAAGCTCTATTTCGAGCCCAAAGTTCTCTACAGATCTCTCGTACTGTGCCAGAAACAGGTCGCGTTCAAACTGTGATCTCTCTTTTCCGTACTTAGATCTGAGACGGGAGATAATACTCACTCTTCGTCACCTACTTTTGTGAGGGGCTCACCACTGTTGCTGAGGACATCGTCATTGTCCATCTCTCCTCCATATCCGAGGGGTACGTCTGTATCAAACTCGATCTCGGGAACATCGTCTATATCGTTGAACTCGGCAATCTGGTCAAACAGTTGAGATTCTAGGTTTCTGGATGTTCTACTTATGATGTCTCTGAGTGAGATCTGGAACATCCGGTCCTGTATTCTGAGTGTGGCGCGGTTAACGTCCTCACCTTTACCCATGGCGATTGCATTTGCTACACCGAGTCCTGCGGAGATTTCTTTGTTGAAGTGCTTGAAGAACTCCAGTACGGATGCCGGGTTGTCAGACTCTAGCATCTCCATGTTGACATAGTACGGGTATGTCCACTCCGTAGAGTTTCTGGCGTCTTTCATCTGGTCGTTGATCTCTGCGATCTGTTCGGGCTGTGGCTCGTGGTTCTCATCGCCGACATACGAGACTCTTGTGGGCATCAGACTCTGGTGTGCGAAGTCGCCGTAGTCTTGCTTCAGAAGATGACTCCTTTCTGCGTCATCATAGATAGGTCCTACGAGTCCGGTCGGGTAGAATCCGTCTCCGGTCTCGTACATCTTGAGGTGAATCATAGAATCGGCAGGTATGAATATTTCGTTATTAGAAAGCGATACTCCTTCGGGAACTTCGTGAACTTGGTCTACCATATCGCCCTCGTAGTACTCTACTTCTTGGACGTAACCCACAGGGTTCTGGTATTCATCAAGTGCGATGTCCTGTCCGGCGCCGTATACACCCGACCCGGTGGATCCCTGACGGGCATAGTCGACACGTTTCGGGTCTACAAACGCAAGGTCGAGTGGCTCTCCTGTGTCTGCGTCACGTATGATTTCGATAAATGACTCGCCGTAGATAAGTTTGTACTTGTATGCCTTGCTGTGTATCTCGCTCCATGGCGCATGTCCGCCTATCTCTCCGACATTGGAAAGCCAGTCGCGGAAGAACTCGGTGTTTTCTCCGACCAGATTACGGTCGCGTGACATGATTGTCTGGAATATTTTGTTTATACCGTTGAATACCGCAGGTACGTTCTCATAAGCGTTTTCTAGTTGTTCATCATCAACGCTTGTATCTCTGGTAGAATCATCTTTTATAGATGCCTGCTGGCCTGAAGAGCTCACATCCTGTAACTCTTCGGTATCGCTAAGTACTTCTGTTATGCTTCTCATAGATTCTTATGCCTCTTTCCTGAGACTTGGCGTCATCTTGGTGAAGACATACCAGAGAGACCCCCAAGCCACAACACTGTAAATCGTCAGAGGGAAGCCCAAGAAGTAATCGAAAACTATGTTCAGTATCAAACCGTTGGCCAATGTGATCCATAAAAACTCGTTGAAGACGTAGTCTAGGGCTGGCTTGTAGGTCGTTCCCCAGTTCTGACGTAAGTATTGCCTGAAGAGTCTGTATCTTGTCTTTGTCTTGTATAACTTCAGCTTCAGGCCTAGTTTTTGCCATACCTGATTACGGGCGTCACTAATCTTGCCACGTAGGTTCCTGTATACTTTCTTCAAATCAGGCACGGACATTATGATTAAATGTGTTTTCCTTACTTAAAACCTTTTGTGTGTCAGTAGGCTAGCATTGCCTCGACGGGTTGCTTTCTCTCTATCGAGGATACTGCCATAGCGAGGGACATGACGGTGTCGTCGTGCTTTGCCGTAGACTCGTAAGTGATTGACCCAGACTGTGTCTCTGACGTGCCGAAACCTAATAGTTCGTTGTACAGCTTGTCTATGAGTTTCTGTGACCTCTCTCCGCCTCGTGGTAGGATAAACTCTTCTGATTCTATCTCGTTCTTGAGACCGACCATCAGGTTGTTTCTGGCCTTCATCTTGAAGTCCTGTCCGGTGATTGGAAGTCCGGCTTGCTTGAGATTCTTCTTGGCCGTAGATCCGAAGTTGGTCTCGTCCAGAACTATGTCCTCAAAGTTAAATATTGAGTGAAGGTCACGAATCCTGTCCTGTTGAGAGTCGAGTCCCATGCCTCTGAGTCTCTCTATCCAGCGGACAACAGGCTTGCCACCGTCGTCGGGAACCTCGATAACGGTAAAGACCGAATAGTCTCCCTGGTGTGAAATAGCGAAGTCCGCACCCATGTAGTATCTGGCGTCGTCTCGTGGATTTTGACTGAAGCTCTCCTCGTTGTCGTAAAGTTCAATTATGTCATTCGGATCAAAGAGGTCTCCCTCGACCGCCAGAGGCTGGCACAGGTACTCTTTCTGAAACATGGTCATGTTCTCCTCTCGCAGCTTCATGATTTTCATCCTGTCGAAGTTCTCTGGGAAAAGTGGCTTGACGTTTTTACCTTCAACCTCAAAGCTACCTTCCTCGTCCTCCGGTACCTCTTCGTGGACGGAGTATGTCTTGTTCCAGTAACCCTTCGCAGAGATGTTGTCTCCTCCGTCGAGTTCATGATCGTTAAGCACGCCGTGGTCTGGACATTCGTAGGCCCCGTCATCGTTCTTGTAGGCCTCGGATCTACAGAGCTTACAGGTCGTAGGCATGTCGCCTTCTGAGACGTTTGCCATCAGGTCGTTCTCATGTACAGGTGTCGAGATGAGACAGATGTCTCCGCCCTGAGACTCTACTCGTGTTCTGACATTTCTGTGGAACTTCTCTTGGTCGTCGAACTCTGCGGCCTCGTCACAGATTGCTAGGTCGACGTGAGCTCCCTTGACTGCCTTGGCTCCGTTTCCGACAGGCTTGCACTTAATCTCTCCGCCAGTGGTGAACTCGACCTTGGACTTGGACCATGAAGCGGATCTGTCCTCTGGCTTGAGGTCCTTGAGGTAGTCAGCGTGTTCGATGTGGTGTTTGATCTCGTTAAGGATCCTTGTCGCCTGAGAAAGTGTTGCAGAGATGATAAGTATTGATGTCTCCGGGTCTCTGAAGATACGCCAGAGCGGATAGAGAACTCCGGGAATAGAGGTCTTGCCCGATCCGGTGAACGCCGTAATCGCCACCTTCTGGTTGTTTTCGAGAGCTCCGACCCACTCCTTGTGATAGTCCTTGATTATAACTCCAGACTCGGTGCTGTAGTAGTCTTGGTCTATGAAATTATCATTTGTGGCGAAGCTCTCAAAGCTCGTCTTGGCCTCGATTACCTGTCCAACGTTTGCGCCCTCGCTCATCGGTATAGTAAGGGGAAAAGAGTTATAAAAAGTTATGCGTGTAACTATGATAGACTATGACAACCTTTGACGAATATCAGACGAAAACTGGAGAAACTGTTGAATATCCTGAGGACCAAGCTCTCGAATACTTGGCTCTCGGATTGAACGGTGAGGCCGGTGAGGTCGCAGAAAAAGTAAAAAAACACATAAGAGACGGAAAAAATCTTGATGAGAACTTCGCTAAGGAGCTGGGTGACGTACTTTGGTATCTTGTTAGGCTTGTAGACGAGCTCGATTCCGACATTGAGACTGTTGCCATTCAGAACCTAGATAAGCTCTTTGACCGCAAGGAGAGAGGTAAGATTCAGGGCTCAGGTGATAACCGGTGATTTCAGAAATGCTGGGTCTAGACGAAGACGACGAAGACCTTCTGGAGAATGGTGTGGAGAAGGTGAAAGAGAGAAGAGAATTGGATGAGGAAGTCAAGTCAGACAGAGACAGACTAGCAATGAAGCTATATAGTGAGAGTAAGCATTTTCTTCCGTACTGGGACTCCAAGGATCGAGAGGTCAGCGAAGACACTGTAGGATTCATTTTCGAGTGCGAGATCACGATGCCTGACTCCTCAGACGATGAAGAGGAGCTCGTAGAAGAAGACATCATAGACCAAGCCACTTCCGGGCTGACAGACAGGCACTGGGACGCCGTTACCGTTCTTGTAGACAAGAATGATTTTATCTCTGCCGAAGAACTGGCCGAGGAACTTGACATCACGAAGAACTACGCTAGGGTTCTGATCTACAACGTAAAACAAGAGGTTGACCTTGAGATGAAGAAAGACGGACGCAGAAAGCTGTACAAAATCCCTGAGGAGACTACAGACAACATGGTTATGCGACGTAAGTTCCTCAGCGAGATTTCTCACAATCAAGAACAGGACCTAGAGACACTTAAGGAGAAAAACAGTGACTACGCAAATGACGGCGATCCGTTCAAGAACTTCCGCATGGTAGAGGACTCAGGCCTAGTATCTGTCGAGAAAGGTATCGCCGTCCGCATGAGTGACAAGATGCAGAGGACCTTCAACCTCTTAGAGAAGGACGCGGATGTTGACGACGAGACGATAGAAGACACTCTCAGCGACCTCAGGAACTATGCAAACATTCTACAGGTCTACCTTGACGAGGAACGTGACTGATGCAGACGACAGTGATTATAGCACACGACCTTGAGAGACAACTCGATGAGGTCCGGAGACGGAACCCTCACGACTTCAAGGTCAACAGAGACCATATGATAGTCACCGACAACAGGCATAAGATTCTTTTCAAGGAGCCACACGCACACTTCGTGAAAAACTGTGAGGCTGACGCAGTGATAAACAAGACAGACAAGGAAGAGCTCACTAAGAAAGCTCTGAGACCACAGGCGGATGTAGATGTCGCCATGATGCAGCATGAATGATCGCGAGCTCAGGGAGAAAAGGAATCAGAGCCTCCGTAACCTCGTCCAGGAAGACCGGAAAAAGGTCAACAAACTCGATATCCACAGACAGAACAGTAAGAGACATGAGAAGAAGAAGTTTGAAATCTGCTGGGATCTTCTGCAGCGTGAAAAACAGTTTGTGACTGAGGCGAGGTTCAAGGACAGGGACTTGCGTGCCGATATCTATGTTCTCGACGACGATGAGATACACGAGGTCGAGACAAGCAAACAGGAGCTCATGGATCGCAAAGATAAGTATCCTCGGGCCAGCACATATGTCTGGCCTCTTTATTCTGACGAAGAAGTATTCACTCTCCAGCACAAAAACCTTTAACTGGCGCGAGCCCCCATTTTTTCTTGATGGCAAAGGACGAGTGGACTGCATATGATCCCGAAACTGACCGCCTCAAAACTCTCGTAGCCGAGACACATCTTGAAGCTATTCGGAAAGCATACGAGAAAGGAGTGAAGCCACAGAGAACCGAGGACGTAAGACCAAGGACCTGTGACCGTGAGCTCCTTACTCAGGAGGAGTTTGAAGATTTACTATGAAGTTCGAGTGCAAACACTGCGGCAAGACGTTCCGCAGTAAAGACAACAGAAGAAGACATGAAAATGACTGCAATACGGTTCAGAGAACACTATGACAGAACATCTTATTTTCGGTGTAGACGGCCTCAATCATGATTTCGTACAGATGTTGGTTGACAGAGGTCTGATGCCAAATATAAAAAAGCTACAGCAACACATAGACACTGAGTATGGAGAGTTCGAGTCATACATCTGTGACGGATATGATATGCCGCACACAGGACCGAACTGGACCTCTCTGTACACTGGTCTAAAGCCACAGGAACACGGTATCACATCGGGTGGCTGGAACGACGGTGACTCCGAGTTTCATGTCATGAACACCATCTGGGACGAGCTGGGTGATGCCGGGCACGAGATGTTCCTATACGGTATGCCTATGACCTACAAGGCAAAGGAGGTCAACGGTAAGATGGTTTCGGGTTTTATATCTACAACCTTGAAGAGTATGTTCTCGAACTGTGTGTCGCCTGAGAGCTTTGAAGAGGATATACCTGATGACTTCATCGAAAATACTTCGAGTTACGTGGCGCGAGTGAAGACAGACGGTGCAAAGCCCAGTACTGACACCGACGAGTTTTACTCTGTCTTGAGCCCTGCAGAGAATGAGAGGCTACAGACGTTTCTGGACGTCCACGATGATGAAGACATCGTTGCATATGGCACGACTCTGGTAGATAAGATCGGCCATGTGGCAGGGATTACCGAGGATTCGGAAAAAGCAAGAGAGGCGTATATTTTTCTTGACATGATACTTGGGGAGCTTCTGGAAGAGCTAGAGCCAACACATGTTACCATCATAAGCGATCATGGGTTCAGTGAGTTCTCTCACGACCTGCACGGGTACTTCTTAGACAACACCGGACGTGGAATGAACAACATCTTTGACTTTACCCCATACATGGAGAGTATTTATGGTCTGGAAAACACAGACTACGGACCGACGGAAGAAGATAACGACCTGACCACGTCTGAGGTTGACGATATCAAAAAACAACTAGGAGATCTGGGGTATTTCTAAATGTACGACAAGCCTGAAGAATATCTGGACGAGGAAGAGGAAAAAGAGAAGAAAAGGAGGCGCTGGTGTATCGACAAAGCACTTGCGCTTGCGGAAAAACGGTCAACGAGTGACGAGAGGACTGATATGGGGAACACCGAAGTCGTGGAGACGGCGTCCAGATTCCACGAGTTCATAACTCAAGAATCCGATTCTTGATAACGTCCCAACCGTAATCCTCGAAGTGATCTTCGACGCGGTCAAGCTGCTGTTCAGCCTTGTACAAATCCCTGTAATTCGTTTTGATCTCCTTGACGTATAGGACTTTGTTCTCTATATCAACTAGACCCACGTCGATGTCGCCCTTCATCCTGCCTTTGTCGGGAGGATGGTCTCCGAACGGAACTTCGTCGTTCTCGTAGTAGTTGTATTCCTTCAGCGCGATGTCATACAGTGCGTCGTCATTATCAACGGCGTGCTCTGCCGGTATGTAGTGTTTCGTGACCGCACGGGAGTGACCGTTCAACCACGATCACCTGTAGTTGATGTACTCGACCCATGCGAACGGATTGTCGTCGGTCGCACCATGCACGTAACTCATTGCGTCACCAAAGATACTTAACTCTTCCTCGTGGCTACCTGGCGGCATGATGCTCGGAGCCATGATTATCGGAACTCCCAAGACGTTCTCTACGCGGTGATTGTGGTAGTGTCCTCTGTATGCTATGTCAAAGTCGTGGTTGTGCAGGAATCCGCGCCAATCACGCTGGGGCGATGATGTGCCTATGTGGTCTTTGACGTTGTGGCCGTGTCTAAGATGTCCCCGGTGACCTCTGATAGAGAAGTTGGTGTAGTTCGCTCTCTCTGACATGACAAAGCGGACGTTCTCAAGGTTCTCACGATGGCTCATTAGTTCGAGGTGGTTGTATACTATGTCATCTGCGTTTGCACCCTTGCTCTGTCCTCTGCCCCTGAACTCTCCGTGGTTTCCGTGCTGACAGACTACTTTCACCATCTCAAACCGCTCCGAGATACGCTCAATCTGTTCCATGTATACTGTGGTAGCTCTGGCAATCTGTTGATCGATGGTCGCGTCTATCTCGTATGCCTGTCCCTCGTAGATAGCTTCGTTTGTGACTATGTCGCCGCCCAGAAGAAGTACACAGGAGTCGAAATCTGTCTCTCTGTTGTTAGCAATAGATATTGCGTCCGTGAAGTAGTTCCTGACTCGCTCTTCAGCCACGTCACTGTCAAACTCCACCACTCCTCTCTCATCCTCGACAACGGCACCGAAGTGGTCGTCCCCTCTGTGTAATACAAGAGACTGTCCGCCTTCGCGTAGCGGCTCCGTAAGATGTGGGTTGAGTGGTCCGAGCTCTTTCTTGGCCTCCTTGACGGTCTCTTCAAGCTCGATGAGGTACTGGTTAGCATCCTTTGTCACAGATCTCTTCGTTTGGCCGTCATCTCGCTTCTGAACTACGTCGTTCACTTCCTCAGCGTCCTCGGAAATCATGTATCTCTTCGGATTGTTTCGTACACCCCCCTCTTTCTTGACTCCGTATTCATGTTCGTTAAGGAGAGTGACCACTTTCTTTGCCTCGTACCTAGAGAGGTCATATTTCTCTTGGAAATCGCTGTAGGTCAACCCTGACGACTGGAGATCGTTAATAATTCGCTTTTGGTCTTCGTCGGAAACACTACGTATGTTCTCGGAGAGCTCAAGGCTCATAAACACTATATGTTTATCACTCGATACACTTAAAGGCTGGGTAATACTTTATATGTCTCCGAATAAAAGTAAATACTGTATGGCTGACGATCCTAAGAAAGGTGATGGCTGGGATTTCGACGAGAGTGAAACTTGGGAGGAAGCGTTCGAGACGGACGAGAACGGCGAGGTAGACCTAGACCAGTATGACGAGTTTGACAGTATGCACGAGCTCGCAGCACACATTTCTGGTGCTGACGGATCAAGAGCTTATACTCCTGGCCAAGAAGATTATGAGATGAAGAAGAGACAGATGATGAACGACCGCTGGGAGGTGCCGGGTAAGATCGAACAGATAAGCGAATACCTAGAAGAGGAGGAGAATCTTACTCCAAACGAAATCAATCTGGACCCGTCCGCCGAGACCGAAATCTACATAAGTCAACAGGATGCTAGAGCTCGCGGTCATGACACCAAGTATACGGTCCACTTCCTAGCTTATGACCCTGATGAACAGCCGGAGGATGGAGTGATTGACGCACAGTTTATGATAGAAGGATCGTGGTACGACAAGGATCCGTCGAATATGAATCTGGAAGATGTGTTTGGCTACGATTAGTCCTTAAGGTTGCCGTCCGGTTCGGCACGGCCGAGTTCTTTCTTTACCTCTACCTTGAAGGTCTCCTTGCCGCAGTAGAAACATTCGTCCTCGCACTTGTCGAAAGGATTCTCGTACTCTGTGCCCTCTTCTTCAGCGTGTCTGACAGCCTGTGCGACCGCCTTCATATTCTCGACAGTCTTGTCGAAAAGGTCTTGGTCAAAGTCGAAGGTATGTCTTATCATCTTTTCGTCCTCAGGGAAGCTTCCGTCTCGCGTGACGTATTCTAACTGCCCTGTTTCTACGCCGTCGAGACCGTAGATGTACATGTTGACTTGGCGTTTGTCCTTGTCCTTTGGTGCGTCTGTTACGTAGTATGTGTTGCCTGTGTACTTGTGGTCATAGACGTTGCCCTCGTCGTCAACAGCGTCGGCCTCTCCGTAGACGTAAAGGTCGAAGTCTGCCTCTGTCTCAATCCTGACGCGGACTCTTGTCTCCGTGCGCAGCGCCCTATCATCTATGAGCTCCGGCAGGTTGTGTTCCAGCCAGAAGTGATTGCGGGTCCCGGCGTGAAGTATGCCCTTGATATCTCTGGGCATCGTTGTGAGAGAGAACTTGCGGTTGTACATCTGGCGCTTGCAGTACCCGGTCATCGAGGGAGAAAACTGGTTGTATGGTTTTGGGGTTCGGCCGTAGTCCGGTTCGATTACCTTTTCCTCGACGATTTTGTTCAGGAACAGAGGATCCTTACCCACTCTCGAACAACTCCTTAGACTGTTTGTAAGCTTTCTCGAAGAGAGTGCGTTTGAGCTCCAGTAGCTTGACGGTCTCTTTGTCCTTTTCTCTGACCATCGCCTCCATCCTGTCGAAGCGTGTGTTGGTTCTGAGCTTCAGAAGTCTGAGTCTTCCTACCTCTGTAACTTCCCACATGAGATCGTCGTTGACGCCCTCGGGGATCCGTTTGATGAGGTTCTGTGACTCAAGACCGCGCACCTCTACCTGTATTCGCTCTGGTTTACAATTATACTTGTCGCCGATTTCTTTTAGCGTGAGAGAAGGGTTCAGCGCCAAAACTTGGAACACCGATTCCTGATTTGCCGTGAGGTCACCCGTGACTCTGTCTTCCACCAAATCCATGGATGGTATCAAGTAAAGCACCCTTAAATAAGTGTTGACGCAATACCGACAGCACATGCTGCACGGACTACCGGAGATCGAGACACGCTGATGTACTGCAGAAGGTATGCTGCAAATGCTCTGACAGAATTGCCCATGTATCCGAGTGACTCGGGAGTTATGCCGGACTCGCGGATGTCTCGCGAAGTATCTATGCCGTGATCGCCGAATACTTC